AGTTTATCTTTGTTTGCTACGGAAAACAGATAGCAAGCTGTCATGACCACATCTCCTTAAACTTCTGAGCAATCTCTTCAAATGAGTACATGTCTTGGTCGTTAAACTTCACAGCCGCATCTTCTGTAGTAAGAGGCATTATATCTTCTTTCTGGTTGGTGTGAGCGACGGGACTCGAACCCGTACACCAGAAGATACCAGATTTTAAGTCTGGGGCGTCTACCAATTCCGCCACGCTCACAGTAAGGTTAGAAGTGCTTTTTATAGACTTGTTCTACTAGACGTTTGAAGAAACGATACTGCGTGCTAGGGTTGTAATACAACACTTCGTACCCAACACACACACTGAAGCTCGGAACATGTAAAGAGGTTTCAACGATAGTATCAAGTGCGCACTCAAGGTCTCTAGATAAAACGACTTCACGCGCAGTCTTGCCGGTGAAATACTTGATCTTAGGAATGGTCGTGACATATTCCGTATGGGTGTGTTTCGCTTGAATTGACAAAACACCTGTTTCAAGATCTACAACAAACTTACGTCCGCGTTTAACAACATCAGCGATCAAGCTACTATGCATCAAGTGTGGTGCAGGAGTTACAACCATTACGGCTCTATTTTTGTGTACTTCAAACTTGGTCATTTAATTCCTCTTGGATTGCTTGCTTCTTAAGGACACGCCGTTCCTGGCGTCTAGCTAGTAACTTGTGTAAAGCGTTCTTTGACCAGCTTGCGAACGGTCTAGCACCCCACAAGTCTTTATTACGGTTGTGTTCAGCATTCTTGCCCTTACTCATCTGGGATATACATCCACTGAGTTGCTCCGCCGAGAGGGTCACTTTTTCCAAAAGCAGCCCAAACACGGAATTGGTTGTTAGCTTTTCGTCTACGGTAAAGAATATACGTGCCAGTAGGTTCACTGTCCATATCCTGCCAACCGGGCGTGGACAATGCTTTAATGTCAGTTAGCGCATTACTGAATCTTGCGTACGACCTTACTGACCGGGCTTCGCCTCTATCACACTTGTTGACAAAGTCTTCAGCCGCTTCTTTAAGTTTGTACCAAGCATTCATGTCAGTCTCCATTGCTGTTTTGAAGGCCGTTGCCATTTTTCTCATTATCTGACCACCAGCCTTGAATGCCGTAGCAGCCGGGACCGTAGACGGTCAAGATATCGTCTCTCTGAAATTCCTCCAAAGCATCGGCCATCTTACGAAGCTTGTCAACCGCTTCATCAAGGGCTGCACGATTTGTAAGAGGGTCTGCCCAATCGAATTCAGTTGTGAACTGCGCTCGGTATTGCCCCCTATTGGGCTTTATAGTATCGTTCAAGGGGTTCCTTTTTATAGTAAATTGCCGCGTAGTCTGTGCTGGCGCGACTCATGTGTTTACGGTAAACTTCGTAAGCAGTCATGCTGTGAGAAACCATCCGGTTACAAACACTGCCATCCTTCTTTACAACTACTACTTTGTACTTCTCTAAGTGTGACATGTCACTCTTTTTATGAGGATTTAAAACCCACTATCACAAGGACAATGGGTAAAACGAGCAGTTTTGTGACATGCTCAGGTCGGACGAACAGGCTCCTTTAACGACTTGCCTAGGTCATACCTCTTACGAGGCGGCATCACAAGTGATACCTACACTGCTTTTTATGTCATCATGTATTGGACGAACTGCTGTTTACTCTGCAGGAGCTTCAGCAGCTGTGGCGGCAGCCTTTGCGGCTTCCTTCTTGGCACGGTAAGCGGCAAGACCTTCAGCAGCTTTGACGTTGAGGGTCTGCTTGACTTTACCAGCCTCGTAGGCTTCCAGGATAGCGGTCTTCTGCGACAGCACCCAGTTAGCCAGTTCTTCGTTGCCGTCAACGCCTTGAAGCGTGTTGAAAGCAGCAGTTGCCTTTTCTTCAGGCGTCATACGGCTAACCTTGGGCCAGCGGAACGACTCTGCAATAGCCTCGTGATTGTCAGCGAGGAACGCCAGGCGCTTATCAGAGGCAGCAACTTCAACGAGGAAGCCTAAAGCCTTTACCAGCTTGGCTTTGTCCGACTTCGTGACACGCGTGATCGTACCTACGTCGAAGGCAGACTCAACAACTTCACGGTGCTCAATCAGCCATTCAGAAAGTTGGACATTGTTGTCGGTCATGGCCAGAAGCGCTTCACGAACCTTTGGAGTACGCAGGTAATCGTTCACTTCAGCCATCGTTGGGAACATTTGGCCGTCGCTTGTGACGTACATTTGTTTAAATTCAGTCATAGTCTTTATTCCTTGATTGGCTTGATAATGACAAGACATATTTCTTATCATATAAGGTACCCTGATCTGCGCAGATATCGAATCAAGATAAGGGTTAAGTTAACGGGTTCAGGTTGCACCAGCCAGGACCGACTCAAGCCACTGCCCAAAGCTACCCAGCAGACTCGACGCCTGACAGGCAACTCGGAGCGGCAGAGGGGTGGATCATGGCTGAACGAGACGGTGGCCCTCGCGCGTTTTTAAGGCCTCTTCGCTTTTGCGTCAAAAGTTATAACCTTTTTATGTACGCATTTTCCATTCGGACGTAGCCTTTGTTCTCGTAAAGTCTACCTACGGCTTTGGGTCTTAAGTTTTCTAAAGCAATAAGCGTGAGTACGGTACAGTTGAGGCGTCTAGCTTCGTCTTCTAAAGCGGGGATAAGTAACTCTAACATCTTACCGCGAGCCTGTGGTTGGACCCAAATAAACTGCTCAATTGCGATTATGTTTTTGCTGAAGTAACTAGGCATAGTAGCAAGACCAACACTACCAAGAATGCCTAAAGACGTTTCATACACAAGAACGCTTGCTTGAGGTGAGTGGATCATCTTCCTGAGAGACTTCGCCGTGTGTGCTTTGTCTAAAGGAAGATAAGACTCGTATCCTGAAGCGTTGTAAAACTCTTCTCCGAGCTCTATCAACGCAGAAAGGTCACTCGGAGTTGCCCGGCGCATACTTTTCATCAATTTGGCGCTTTACGTCTTTTGCAATTCCATACCAAGCCTCCATGCTGAAGAATGCTCCAGGGTCATCTTTAGGAGGTGGCTTTGCCACTACTTCTGCTGAGTAGGATCTGAGTGCTTCAATTACAAACACTTGAACCATAGCCCCGTAGGGTGAGAAGCTCATCAGCTTCTCGATAAATTCTAGATTTGTCAACCGCTGCATTTCTACCTCTCGCAGCGTCATCTTATCTTCCGTTGAGTCCATTAAATACTTCCTTGTACTCTTTGCGCAGCTCTTTACGCATGTGATTCGGGTGGTTGCCAAACTCTAACGTAGCTCGACCCTTTAACGTGTGTTTGTAAAAGTTTCCTTCTTCATCTTTTGACAGAATAGGGAAATCTTCATTGGCGGTTTGTCGGATTACCGTTACAATCTTGCTGCAGTCAAGTTGATAGCTGTAACCAACTTTAGGTCTTATTGGTACGCGACCACTAGGCATTACTGATCAAACACCTCGTCAATGAGCTTAGCTAAGTAGGTGTCATCAATTTTACCCTGGTGACTCTTGATTGCGTTGATAAGCTCATACATGTACGCTGCATCAACGCCCATTAACTGCTCTCTCAAGACACTTGGATCGCTAAAGTCGATTTTTTGTACTTGGCTCGCTATCTTCAGCATTTGACCTGCTGAGATTCTCCAGCCACGCGCAATAAACTTACGGGTACGCATCAAGGAACACAAAGGATATAGCGATCCCTTGTACACGAGATCCTTTGACAGCATGCAGATTAGCGACTCTTCCGGTGTAACAAGCGTGTCTGTAGACCAGTCGTAGTAGCACATTGCATGGGCAAAATCATAGTTATCGTGAATCTCGGATGGGGTTCCGTAAAAGCGAATAACCAACTGAACACCATCTGACAAGGTAATTGCGTTATCTGTCAAAAAGATTGGACGGTAAGGTGTTTTATGAGGTGTTTTGACTCCCGGTTGGCCCTTGAACTCTTTGGCAAGCTCAGCAGCCACACCAATCGCGTCGCTTTGTAGACTTTCATACCCGTAGTCTGCCTTAAGACTGGCCATAAAAGTGTCTTCCGGCTTTTGGTTTTCCTGGTTTTCGAAATAAGCGTAAGCCTCTTGTGTTTCTGAAGCAACACCTGAGGACTTCATCATGATGACGATTCGGTTCTCCTCTTCACCCCGAAGATTAACAACGTTACACGACTCAACTGTTGGATTGATACTCCTCGATGCAGTGTGTTCGAGTTGTCCTTTAGTTTTATTGAATTGCGTAATATAGTAGTTTGCCACGAGCTCGGCTGTTTCTCTCGTGCGAAAGTAAAGATCATAGTCATTAATGGGGTCCCCCATCAACATAGAGGCAATACAACCTCCACTAACTATTGTATTGTCTTTTACAGCTGTCTTTACTGCTTGATCTTCAATCGACTCTTGCCAAGAAAAAAGCTTTTTGGTCAAAAGCTTCTTAATTGTGCTTCGTTTCATACCCATTTGAGTTCTTTCCTATGCTTCTGAGTGTACTTAAAAACACGACCAATGTAGGCGTGTGAAATTTACATTTGCGTAACACGTCATAAGAGAGCCGCTAAGAGGCAAGCTGCTGAATTAACGTTGGTTGTAGTACTTGCAGCGTGAATTGTTGTCATATGTCATCTTCCGTTCTAAAACCTAGAGCTCGTGAGAACCTGGGTAAGTCTTTGACACCGTGACCAAAGAACCGGAACTTGAGAGTGTCGCCCAGAAAGTCATCAGAACAGTCCCAGATGAGTTTCCTTTGTTCGTGGGTAAAACTACCACAGCCAACGTCTAGCTCTTGACCGTTAAAGTCTACTACAAACTTACCTAGCGTATTAGCAGGAATCAGTCCAGCTTTACTTGAAGAACGCTTAGCATACCCAAACTCATCCTGCAGTTTCTCGTTAGTGTTGGTCATCTCCTCACGAAACCCTACAATAGATGCTTCTGCATCTGTGAACCGCTTGAGCTTGTAAATAATACCCTCGTTCCAAGTGCATCGACCTCTTTTATAACGACCTGCTGGGTCACGCATCATGATACCCTCGTAACCCTCTTCTAGACACGTAGTTTCATACACCAAGAGTTCGAGCAAGTTGTTAACCTCTGTATGAGGTACGTACTTGAGGTTGCACTGAAGACTCAGCTTTACGCGCTTCTCTGCCTCCTCTAGCCTACGGTAGAACGAAAGGTTTAACCAATCAGGGTGAATGTAGTCAAAAACGTGGTAAGAAATGTCTCCTTCTTTTGCTATTGACATAACGTGACTTTGGGTGCGGTTGTACACATCGTGGTCTGTAGCGCTACCTACGATCACTTCTCCATCAAAATGCATAAGATCTGAAAATTCATCCTGCACTTGGAGCGAAGGTAACAGCTTACCTGTTCTAGAGAAAATACCCGCGCCTGTAGTGTAACCGCGAATACCATCCAACTTTGGAGAGCATAGCAGAGGAAATTTCAGCTCTTCGAAGAAAGTAGGTCGTTTAAGAGGGTCTTCGTTTGGTGCTAGCTGCGGTTTAAACATGATCAAACCACGTGTCGGCAACCATATCATACTCGTACGTGGTTAGACTAATTGACTCATCTACTTGAGGTACGAAATTTTCAATACTGTAGCACGACTCTAGTGGAAGAGGTACAAGCCAAACAGAGAACGGAATGTTGTCGTACTTCATTGTACTGATCACTTCATCGAGACTTGCGCTAGTTTTGTAGCCAGCGACGCTTGTAGCAAAGAAGTGATGGGGGTCTTTTGAGGTTACTTCAATCATTGTCATTTGTGGTTCCTGTAATTTGTAGGGTGTACTTGAATGACTCGGACTCTGTCATTTAAAAATTTAAGACCCTCTTCATGATTGAAAAGGGTCTGGTAATAGACTTCAATGAAGCCTACGTTAGCTATTGCTCTTGCACATTCAATACAGGGCGAATGTGTTATAAATAAAGAAGCACCCTCTAGTGCAATACCCTTTCTAGTGGCGTAGTAGATGAGGTTACGTTCAGCGTGCTCTACGTTTTCTCGTGTATTGAGCTTGCCATCAAAGAAGTCTTCGCACTGATTAGACTCCCCTGCTGGTGTTCCGTTGTAACCTGTACAAACAATTCGTCTGTCAATGACCGCCACTGCGCCTACCCTAAGCTTGGTAGCATAGGATAGGCCAGCGGTTTCGACAGCCACTCTCATAAAGTAGTTCTGTCTACGTAAATCCATTAGGCTGCTTCTTTTCCTGGGTCTTTATAGTGGCCCCATACGTCACCCCAAGAACCTGTTGTAGCACCCTTGGCGTAGCTAGTTGCACGAGCCTCAAAGAAGTTTTCGTGGTTCTGACTGGAAATCATTTCATCCACCCATGGCAGAGGGTTGAGGTTGACACCAAATAGAGTAGGGACATTGAGATCCTTGAGACGGAGATCAACAGTGTACTTGATGTACTCTTTAAGTTGATCTTTGTCAAGTCCATGCATGTCTTGCTTCTTACGATACACGTAGTCAATAAAGTCAAACTCAAGCTCAGCCATCATCTCCCCAGTTGCTCTGATGTCGTCAATGACGTCTCTAGTAAGGAAGCTAGAATTTTCTTCAACAATAGTATTGAAAATTTTAGTTAGGCCTTTCACGTGCATCTGCTCGTCGAGAACTGACCAGGAGACGATTTGACCCATGCCTTTCATCATGTTCTTACGAGGGTAAGCAAGCAACATTACGAAAGAGGAAAACAGGAACATACCTTCGGTAAAAGCGCTAATACCAGCAATTTGTGCCAGTACTTGTTCTTTCTTCTTTTTCTTGCCAGACTTACTGGAAGAAACAAAGGTATTAAAGAAGTCATGCTTAGCTTTCATGACTCCGATGTCGAGAAACTTTTTGTAGAAGCTGTCTTCCATACCCACTGTTTCGACAAGGAAAGAATAAGCATCGATATGGACTGCTTCACGAGCAGCAAAACCAAGAAGCATCATGCGAAGCTCAGGCTGCTTAAAGTGAGGGAAGTAGTCATCAATATAGCCACCAGCTACATCAACATCACTCTGCGTAAACAGAATGAACACGTCAGTTAAAAAGTTACGGTCTTCTTGGGTCAGCTTATTGTTCCAATCACGGACGTCTTCATGTAAAGGAACTTCACGAGCAAGCCAGTGCATTTGCTCATGCTTGCGCCACAGTTCATCTGCCCAAGGGTAGACTAGTGGCTTGTATACATCACGTGCTTTAAAGATGTCAGACATTTGTTACTCACATGCTAGGCAATCGGAATCACCGACTACCGCTGAAAAGGTATGATTTACTTCTGTCTTGACGGAATGCTCAGACTCTCCAGAGTATAGCTTGTCAGACCGGCAGTAGTATAGGGTCTTGAGATTCTGTTCCCATGCCTTATAGTGCACATGGTGAAGGTAGCCAACAGAGACGTCGGCTTTGAAGAACAGGTTAACAGATTGGGATTGATCGATAAACTCTTGTCTATCTGCAGCGTGTTGGATTGTCCATAGCTGATCAATCTCAGAGGCGGTTTTGAACACTTCTTTTTCATGATTGGTCAGGCAGTCTAGGCTCTGGCATGAGCCGGAAGAAGTTACAATGACCTGCCAGGCCTTGACGTACTCTGCATCACTGCAACGAAGCTTAAGTATAGCATCAAGGTACTTATTCTTGTTGAGGAACAAGCCTGATAAAGTGTCTTGGCGATACGCGTTGGCACGGAAGGCCTCAGTGGAGGCTGACGTGTTACCCATGATGATTGAAGTGGATGCGTTTGGAGCAATCGCCAGCTTGTGACTAAACCGTTCCATAACACCACTGTCAGCTGCGTCTGGACAGGGACCACGCTCAATAGCAAGTTCGTAGCTGGCACGATCAAAAAACTCTCTGATACGCTTGAAGATACGCTTGTTCAGGGAAACAGCTGTGGCTGACTCCCAAGCGATAGATTTCTGCTGTAGCAAGGCATGCCAACCAAGTGCACCAAAACCGATAGCTCTCTCACGCGTGGCTGAGAAAGCAGCTCTCGAAATTTCCTTAGGTGCTTTCTTGATAAATAAGGTGAGAACATTATCAAGAAGCTCAGCAATGTCTCTGTGAAACTGATAATTGTCTTTCCACTTATCCCAGTACTCAAGATTACCTGAGGCGAGACAGCATACTGCAGTACGGTCTGCATCAGTTGCTAGAGTAATTTCAGTACAAATGTTTGACTGTTGGACTTTAAGACCGAGCTTCTTTTGAAAGTCAGGAAGACCTCGGTTGCTCGCATCAATGTAATGAATGTATGGTTCACCAGTTCGCATGCGGGTTTCGAGGATTGAAGTCCAAAGTTCTCTTGCGGAGACTGTTTCTTTGACCTTCCCTGAGTGAGGATCAATCAAGTCCCAGCTGTCGTCAGCGTTAGTATCTTGCATACAACGCTTAATTAGTTGCATGAAATCGTCTGTGATATTGACACCATGATGGAGCTCCAGACAACGCATATTAGCATCACCTGTAGGCTTTCTCATATCAATGAACTGCTTGACGTTAGGGTGACTGATGCTTAGGTAGGCCGCAAACGAGCCTCTACGTGTTTTTCCTTGACGGTAGGCCAGTGAGTTAGCCTCGTACGTCTTCAGGTGAGGCATCACACCTACAGACCTGTGGTCTTCAGAGCGAATACCAATCCCCAGACCAACGCCACCACCAAGCATTGACAACCAGTTGGCTTCGGCTTGCGTGTTGACAAGAGCGTCTGCCGTGTCATCAACAAAAGCAAGGTAGCATGAAATAGGAAGCCCTTTCTTGGAGGCTCCGTATGAAAGTATTGGTGTGGCTAAGCTTAGCCAGTGTTGACTAATATAGTCGTAGATACGTTGTGCCATAGCAGCGTCTGTGGACAACGCTCTAGCAACGTAAGAGAAACGATCTTGAGGCGACTTCTCGTTAGGTGCCATGTAAGAATCCTTGAGACGACGCAGTCCCATTTCGTCAAACAAGGCATCACGAGAATAATCGACCTTGATGTGTTTCCGGTTGATCATTTAGTTAAAACCCTTTAGGTGCAGCTTTAGGCGTAATCACAATGTTGCCAGGAGCAATTGGTGATTTGTTTGTGATGATTGGGTTTGGCTTCTTTCGCTCAACCTTAGCGACTTCTTCCACTCGAACTGTTTTAGTGTCGCGTAGAGAAAAGGCTTCTTGGTTGACCGCGTCTTTTAGATATAGCAAACGACCTGTTTTGTGGTCGTACTTGGAGCCTGGAACTGTTCCAGTGAGACCTGTTCTGCGACACTTGAGAATTGCCATCTCAATTGTGTTACGTTGATCCTCATCTTCAGCCGTCATGTCCCTGCAGAAGGCAACAATATCAAACGAAATTTGCTTGATAGAGCCTGAACCCTTGATGTCATCAATTGTAGGCATGTTACCGGCTTCAAACGGCTTGTTATTTTGAGTCTTGCGTAAGTGCGACACAAGTCCAATCCAAACATGTGGGTACTTAGTTACAAGCTTCAGAAGGTCATTCATCACCTTATCCTGAGCCTCATTGCCGGTTAGACCTTCAGCGCCTTCTGAGACGAGAATTGTGATGTGGTCAATAAACAAGTGAGTGCAACCCATTAAGATCATGTACTCTAGCTTTTCAATGATAGACGTATCATTCATTGAGCCCTGATGGTCAAGAAGCATAATAGCTTCATCATCAAAAACCATGTCAAAGCCACGCCGAAGCTCACTCAGAGGAATTTCTTCCTCTCCGAGGTTCTTACAAAGAGCCATTGCTGCAAACTTTTTGCCGGTTTCATGCGGTGGTTCTTCTAGACTAACAACACCAACCTTGATTTTGAAGGTGTGGACTTCTTCTTGCTCCGGCTCTAGTTTAGAGTTTACCGTATCAATGATTACTTGAAGCTGAGGTTGAAAAGCAATCAAGTGTAGTGAGGTTTCCTTCATAAGCGTGGTCTTGCCGGAGCCTGTTCCAGAGATAAAGAGTGTAATTTCTCCACCTTTCATGCCCTTGAGCTTAGTGTTTAGACCTTGTACACAGGGAGGATAAGGAATAACCACTTGATTCTGGCTGCTAACGATTGCCGCCCAGATTTCTTCTTTCTTGATCATTCCTGAAGGAATATAAGGGGCTGCCTCATAGATCAAGTTCATGATGTTCTTGCTGTCATTGGTCAGCATTAGAACTTCATTAGCGTCTTTGTAAGAAGTTTTTACAATCTTACATTTGTCATTGCCAAGTATTTTAAGAGCTTCTTTCAGAGCCTTTTGGCCTACTTTATCCTGGTCAAAAAACAGAACAATCTCTTCAAAGCTACGTAACCACTCTCTGTTTTCAATAATAGACTCAAGCATCACTCCTGATGACAGACCAACTACCGGATAGATTTTACCGTACTTGTCCTGCGACGCTTGAGCTACGGCACCTACATCTAATTCGCCCTCTACAATGATGACTCGCTTGCCGCCACCGTTAAACTTGTCACGCCCAAACAGATCTTTTGAGTGTCCTATCCAAGAAAAGCGTTTGTTTGCGACTTCACGAACCTTGTACGCGTTTTCGTTCTCGTAAGGATAGTAATGAGTCGTTATCTCACCAGTAAGATTGTCTACGGAGACCTTAATACCAAAGAACTCGCAAACTTGAAGGCTAATTTTTCTATCTTTAAGAAATCTTGAACCTAAGTTTTGAATACCTGCAATCGATTTCTTGCCTTCATACTTTTGCACCTCTTCAGTCCTTGTTTTAGCTTTTGTAAAATCGCCTTGAATAGCAGGAAAGAATTTGTTGCAGGAGAAACAGAATGAAGTGTTATCTTCATATACCTGCCGTCCATCACTCGAACCGCATTCTGGATTGATACAAGGCTGCTTACTTAGTGCTTTGCTCTTGTTTCTGCTTTTGTTGAATGCGCTCAAGATTTCTCCTTTACGTCAATAAGAACACCTACTGCCAGCATTATTGATGCAATCAAAAGTAACTGACTTACTGTTGTCACAGTCGGAAGCCACATAAAAAAAGCTGCCAACAGCAACGACAGCCCTGCTGCAATGATAAGATTTTTAACCAACGCCATTTTCAAGTCTTTCTAATAGCTCTACCAGACGCGTCTTATGCGCCTCAGAAATAGGTTCTGTCACTTTCCAACATACCTTTTCGATCATGGTATTGTAGAATATTTTACTCGTAGGTGCTTCAACATAGAACAAAGACCAACTCTCAGCGTAGCTAAGTGTCCCTTTTGTTCTGTATTCTTCTACACAATAGAACTCAAACTCACTGAGAGGTCTCTCCTTAAAGTGAGCCTTGAGTACTTCTGACGACGACATATAACGCCGCCAGTTGCTTTCAACACCTTTATTCACTTGACCGGTACCATAGTAAAGCTTTTTCCCGAGATACGCTCGGTTCATAACTTTATCATAAATGACATAGATGAAACCTACGTACCCTCGTTCTCCCATTTGTTTATGGAAGTTCCAGTGGCCGTTTAGGAATTTAGATACAACCACTTTGTCAAATTTCGGTATAGTACCGGTAAAGCTCATTACAATATCCTACAACAGTTCTTTGATGATTGGCCAGTCTTTTTGGCATTCAAAGTAGTCGTTGTAATGCGTCTGAAGATGGATAAGCTTTCCGTTGATAAGAAAGTGATGGTACCACTCGTCAGGACCGTAAGCTAAGAGATACTGTTCTACAACAGTCTCTTGCATTTGTTCTTCGGTTTCGCACTCAGCCAACAGCTTTGCAGCTTTTACCTCGCCCACTCGTGGCACTCCAGGTATGTTGTCCGTAGGATCTCCTTTAAGGAGTTGCTCGTAGTAGAAACGCTTTGCTGCGTCTTCTGTTATATTCAAAATCCGTTGTTTACTAGGATCGTAGTGCATAACATAGTGACGTCCAGGAATGCATCTCAAGTCTTTATCAATAGAACAAACAATGTACTCTTGATTATACGCCCTTGCTTCTTCTGCCCAGATTCGAATAAGGTCATCAGCTTCACAGTCATTGGCTGCAATTGCAAGATTCTCAAAGATAGCGAGCTTTCGAATAGACGGAACAAAGTCATTAAGATAGCGGTGTGGCGCATCTGGTTTGTGTCTGTTCATCTTGTACTCAGGGTAGAGTATTTTTCGGAAGTCTCCTTGACCTTTTACTGCCATAATATAGTCAGTGCAGTAGAGCTTATTGAGTAGTCTGTCTAAGTCTTGGTTAAAGTTTCTCCAACACTCTTGACGGTACTCTGTGTCCTCTTCTCTACTAAACTCTGGAATAATCTTATTTCCGTCTGGGTCAACAGGAATGACACGAATGTCAGAACCTTGCTGGTGGACAGAGTTACCCCATCGCGTTTTACATGCTTGATAGGCCAGCACGTCGCCGTCTATGATTGCTAACATACCCGGCCTGCTCCTTGAGAGTAAGCGTAGTACTGTTCAAATCTGGCGTACTTTTTCTCTTTCTCGAATTCTGATACTTCGAGCGTTACGCCATACTCTGACGACAAAATGTCGAGCAAGGCATTGACTTGAGACCACTCCTCGTTAATACGTGCTAGGTTACTACGACCTTCATGCGCCGTGTCGTGTAGCCCAAAGCGGATTGCTTTAGAAAACTCTTTAGCAACTTCGCCAAGCTCTTCTGCTATACACAGATAGACTAGCTGCTCTCTTGTCATCATGTGATTGTGCTCTCGAAGCTGTTAAAGATGATCAACGCCTCTTCTTCTGTTGAGACGTCAATTTTATTAGTTGCTAACACCTCATCTGTGTCACCGTTTAGGGTGACCATTTCGTAACCATCTTCTGAGGGTTGCAAGCGATACAATGTGTTTGTATTTTCCTTTTGTATTCTGAATTCGTGTGTCATAGTGCTTGCTCCATGAACTTTACAATAACAATTCTACCATCTTTGCGACTGTTTCCCCTTGCCTTCCATGGGAACCTTCCATGAAACAATTCGGAACGATAAGTCAAGAGTGAGTTTCTCTTAGCGTTATATTTCTTGTAGGGCACCCAAAGGCCATCATCCTGTGTGAAGATTAGTGACTTAGAAGGGTCTTTGCAACCGTGAACCGGGTGCTCAAAGAATGCTGTACCGCTGTCTTTAGATGTTTCTAAGTAAAACACGGATGCGTGAGTGGGCAACTGCCCCAAAATGACAGTGTCAGAATGAACACGAAACTCAGTGTCATGATTGGCACTATTCAGACGTAAGAAAGAAATGATAGGTTTGAGGCGAGTATTAGATGCCTCTTCCATCGCTTCACTCAGGTAGCAGTCAATGTAAGTAGGAACTTTAGCCCCGTACAAACACATACCGCCACCCTGAGGTATCGCTAAGTACCTTGAGATACGAGCAATTCTGTCGAGCTCGCTAATAAGGTTCTCACTCAATACGTTTTCTGTTTCCCAGACGTCAGCCAACTATCTTTTCCAACTCTACACAGTAAAAGCCAAGGTAGATACGACAGGCATCATTTTGTACTTGCCAGCCAATTGCAAACTGTGGAGCCCACCAAGCGTCAAAGACTTTCCACTTGTAACCCTTAGAAGATGTCATAGCCTATTTCTCCTCTACGACCATCTTCTGTGTGACACGGTTCAATGAAACCATGCAGAAGTGCGTCTTTCCAACTCATTGTTACCTCGATACTGTTACTCCTTGGATGTGCAAGAAGAATAGACGCCGTTGGTTCGTGACTCGTGTCTGACTTTTCATATTTTACAGAGGAGCGTTCAGGAATAAACACGCCTTTAGATAGTCTATAGTTTGTCATTAGTGCACATCATACCATGTTTGACCAGATTTGCCTGAGCCACTCATAAAATTAATCCCGAAGAGCTTAGGACCGTCTTCAAAAGCTTTTTTACCGATTGCCATAGCTGCTTCAGCATGCTCATCAGGAACGAGGAAATCAATCTCATCATGCATCATAATACATGGCCTAAAAGGAATACCTTTTTCATCCAGTCGTTCCATAGTTAACATGAGCGCGGCTGAACATGTTGCCTTTTCTGTAGACTGGAGCAGATAGACTAAAAGCTTGTGAGTGCTGTCTACGTAAATACGGTTACCGGCAATACCGGGAATATATCCATCACCAACTTTGCTTGTCTTTTTGTAAATTTTAGACAACCGTTCCAGAAGCTCTTCAAATCCTGGAACAGCTTGAGTAAACTTAGACTTGAGTTCTCGTCCGTTTTCAACGTCAGTTGTTCCATAGATGTACGACCAGAGTTTAGGGCCTGCTGCTCCAAAAAGGAAGGCATACAGAATACGTTTAGCTGCTGCCCTTTTGACTGCAAACACTGATTTCTCTGCCCAAATTCGAGCCCCTTGTCGGTTAGCCTTTAACCTCGACTCAACATACTGCCTCTTAGTGAAACCATGGTTGTCGAGCCACCTTTGAAGTTTACCTTTGAGCTGAAACTTATTGTTCCTCACGACATACTCGGTCCAGTCATGACCCATTCTTGCCAAGCTCTCGTCTAAAAGTTTTGCATTAAAAGCGTGAACATCACCGTTGACGAGTACGTCGATGAACTCTTCATCGCCTAGAAAATAGGCAAGACCTCTGGCCTGATTACCAGACGAGTCGCAACCGATGAGAGTCCAACCAGGAAGACTCTTGAACAAGCTTCTCATCTCTCGCCCCCAAGGACTGTCTGATGAAGGCACGTTAACAATAGTCTTATGGGTAGCTCTCATAGACGGCGTACCAATTGTAATACAATCACCGTGAAGCATGCCGTCTGAATCAGTCTCTTCAATCCAGGTCTTTAAGATACTAAACCTAGACTTGGCAGTAAGGAACTCAGGATACAAAGCACCTTTAGGGCCTAGCATGTCAAGGCTGTCTTCAGTGATTTTTGGCGAGCTTTTTTCTTTTGTCTTTCGCTTGGTCTTAGGATCCTTTTTGTAATTGTACTCTGTAGGGGCCCAACCGTTTCTCAAAAGAAAGAGTTTAACGTCGTCATGCGAATCAAGACTTAAGTCTTTGAATTGAACTCTACAAAACTCACCTACAAAGTTAAACTCACGCTCTTCAGGCTCAAGCATGCCTTCGTAAGGGTCTACTTCAAAGTAATCAGCCATGTGGGCGTAGTACAGACCTTTCATAGTGTACTGCATCCGCTTAGGTACAACTACACCCCCATCTTTATCTAGGGCGACAGCTTTCTTGCCTAGCTGAGGGACTAGCTCGTCATACGCCTTCTGCATCTCGGCTTCTAGCGCCGCACTCAACTCAATTGCAGCTGGCTTGTCAAAAGGCCATCCGTAAAGCTCAGCCAGTCCACACCAAGTAGCTAGAGCATGCTCAGCACGGATGTAATCAGCAATCATAGGCTCAGTTTCATACGCCTCAAGGAATTCTTGCCAGAGATGATTATAGACTTTCACATTTAGATTAACATCTCGCTTACAGTAAACACGCATCTCTTCAGAATACTGAGTCCAGTCGGTGTGGTCCCCTTTTGGAAAACCAAAGTAGTCGCCCCACAGATGAAGACCGTGACCTTGGTCTCCGAACCTACGGTAGTTTAAAACCCTGGACAAAATCAGCGTGTCAACCATTGAGCAAGCTTTTGGAATCTTGTAGTTGAATAGCTTTCTGAGAATCATGTTATCAAAGTCAGCTATTTTGTGACCTACGAGTAGTGTGGCGTTATCTAACTTTTGTTGCCAACGAAGGTCGCCTTCTAGGAAGTACTCCATTTCTCCTGTATCAAGGTCCTCAAGATACAAGATATGCATCCTTGAAGCAGTTTTTAGGAGACCGTCTGTTTCGACGTCATAGCAGTATCTCGACATTGATAGTTCCTAATTGTCTCGACCATTTTGTAGATGTCGATTTCTTGATCTACGTTATCGCGATCATCATTTAGCATGCCATAGACCTGTGCGTCTAAAAGAATGGCACAAGACGCCATAAGGTGAGCAAGATGGTGAATGCCGCTGTCTTTAGCATAGTCGTTCCTGTTTCCGAAGTAATCCATAAAGTGCCTGAAGATTGCTTCTTCAAACACACTTGCAGTCACTCCTGTGTCCCTCCAGTTGAAGGCACCATACTTCTTAGCACCGTCAGCCATCGCTTCACCGAGAGCCACAAACGCAATAACAGGAACTGCGCTAATACCTGGCTTACCTACAGCTGCTGCTGTTTTTAGGTTCTTGTCTACCAGCTCTTTCCCTTTTGACTTGTTCAGGTAAGTCGCTAGCTCAATCTCTAACGCTGAGTGAGGCGAAGGTTTCCCCATCATTGAAAGTACTTCACTAGGGTGATTTACTAGCCACTTAAGAAGGTCTTGTCTAGTTTGGATTGAGGCAACTGGTAGTCTGTCGCCCGTGCCTTCACTAACAGAAATGCTGTGGTCTGCTGACTGCTCTAAAAACTCTACGTAGTTAACGTAACGAATTCTTATCTCGGTGTCAGCACGAACGCTTCCAATGTACTTTTCGTAGATAAACATCTGTACCTCGATTTAAAGGGCTACCCGTATTTCAGAGTAGCCCTTTGTTTCAATTAAAAGCCCGTGATTTTAGGTACACCGACGCTTGATGTTTTGGGAGCTTCTGATTCAACAACAGTGTTGTCATCGTCACCACTTTCCATCTCATCTTCTTCGCTAGTACTCTCAGCCTCGACTCGTTCAGTTTTGATTTGCTTGAACTCATCTTCACGTGGTTTAGGCTTGTACACGACATGCTTAATGAGCTGGAGACCCATAAACACGTTAGCAATACCTTTGCCTCCAGTCTCCAGATCGTACTCGTATTGGAAGACTTGGATGTTAGCCACCGATCCGTTACCGACTGTGTTAGGATCTACTGGTTCAAGGTCACCGTCTTTAACCTCTGGCACAGTACTTGCAGTACCGTCTTCTTTCACAGATTTGCGACGGAGGTTAACTTTCCAGTACAGTCGCGTTCCAGTTTCCTCGTCTGTAATAGGCTTCGGCTGGAGGTGTTGAGATTCCCACACTTTCTTTTGAGCGATATCGGTTGTTCGAAGTTGCACTTCCCAAGTGGGATTTGCCTTGTTAAAGCGCTTGTTTGGGCGCTTAGGGTCAGCCTTTAGAAACCAGATTTCTGCGTCTTTAATGATAGCCATTTAATTACCTGTTGGTTAGAACTTGTGTTAACCTCAACAAGAGGGTTAAGTTAACGGGGTTGTTGAACTAGAACTACGCTACTGCTTCACGCGCAAGTTCGATATCTTTTTGCAACTGCTCAAGGTCTGCTTCCATTCGATTGAGCTGCGCTTTATTGTGTTTTGCAACTGCTTCTGGAGTTGCGTACTTCGGGGTAATCACGTCTTTGTTCATTACCTTGACAGAAGGTCTTCTACTTGTAATGATAAGCAGAGAGTCGTAATCAACGTTATAAGCTGACTCTAAGATATAGCTGCTTGTGAGAGCCTCTAATACAACTTCTGAGTAAGGAATGTAAACGTCAGAACCTAGCAAAATAAAAGTATTTTTCATTCTATCTTCTGCCATACACTCCTTTATAGACCCTTTATTTGTAGCTGACGTGTATTGGTTGTTAGAGTTGCTCACATTTTCTCCCATTCGTCTTGTGTGATACCTGTCATTATGAACTCTCGTTCATTGTCAGTTAGATGTGGAAATGCTGTTTGAATTAGGCCCAGCTGACCTTTACAGTAAGCCGTTAGTCTTTCTTCTGTTATGTCAAGCTCTATTTCTCGCTCAACGCCAGTAAGGATTGAGCTACGCTTCACTAACATTTTCATCTCCCGGAAAGCGACTAAACGTGTCATTGTTCGAGGAACTGCTTAGTTTGACAATTGCGTCAAGGTTAGGAACAGTATCAAAAACAGCCTTAGGGATGAAAAAAGTTGGACCTCCTGAGTCATTCCAAGCTGTCCAGATAATCATCCACTGGCTGCCGTAGAGATAAGCAGCCTGATCTGTACCTGTTGCACTCTCTAGCGGAGTTGACCAGCCGTGACTTGGTCGGTTCTCTAGTGGCAGAGTGCTCTCTTGTGGAAGAGCAATTTGGCGCAGGTCCTCGTTAGTTTCTACAATGTGGACTTGACCTCCAAGAGCAGCGTCAAACTCTTCCAACTCTTGCCCTGGAAAATACGTCATTATAGCATACATGTACTCGGACAGCAAAGGATCGATGCTGTCGACTCTCATCTCTTGTACGGTATTATACACTTGCATTAGACACCTATGCGAAACAGTACTCGGATTCGAGCACCAGGGTTACGTCAAGATTGCCAATCTCAACAAGACTGATATCACCATCAATATCTTTCATTAGGGAAGTGAGAGGATCAGCTGAGTACAACTCAACAAACGTCTCACGAACTTTAATAAAGAGCTCAGGCATATCGGCAAGAAGACAACCAAAAGAGTCATGGATGGTTGTAACGGAGAAGTCAGATCTGTGAACTGCAATTGCTAAATGTCCAGCATCAAGGCTGTGAATAGCGTTAGGGCTTGCACCTTGGGCTTGCTTGTTCTTAGACGGGACCACTGTTTCAATAAAGCAGATTGCTAACTGTAAAGTGTTCTCGTAGTAGCCTGTACTTTTACGATCGCCCTTTGGAGGCCCGTACTGAATCCACAGCTTTTTCACTACACCTTCTGTATAGTGTTGAACCACAGGAAAGTTAGTAATAGGGACAGTCCATTTTAGGAACTCTCCACGCTGTTCTGCACGCTTGCCTGCACTTTCAAACACAGTAAGCAGTCGCATTGGTCTAGCTAACGATATTCTACAGTCATCGAATATCTCTCGACCGAGGAATGAGCCCCACTTGTGTTCTAAATACATCAGTTGATCAATGCCATGCTTCTTAGCATCGTCAATCTGTTGCTGCCCTAGGCCATACGCAGTGCCACCATACGGCAATGTCATAACATTGCGCTTCACGATCTTGCGACGGTGTTTCTGATCTCTAATTCTAAGCCAGTAAACGGGACCTGCGATTGAAGCAACTTCACTGTTATTGTCCTTGAACGCTTTAATCTGCTCTACTAGTCGCTCTCGTATCTCACTTTTGGGCTGAGCAGCCATGATCTGACGTTTCAAGTCTATCAACGTGTCGATAAACTTGTTACAGTCTTCAATCGCTTCTTGTCCTAACTCAGCCATTTGCTCTTCAAGGCGCAACCAGACGTGATCGGCTACGTACCTGTAAAGGTCACCAGGAAGATCTTGAGGTACAAGGTTTACGTGCGGAGCAGTGATTTCGTCCTTAGTCAAAGCAGACAGGTGTTGACTACCGTTATTGGAACCATCAATGTAAGCTTCCAGATGAGACTCGTAAGAATAGTCTTCAAAGATATTCTCTGTCCTATCTCCGTAGGTGAACTGCCACTCACGTAGATTCTTGAGTTCTAGACAAGCTGCAAGAAACTGCCAGGGCTTGTCTGCTTTCATCCAGCCTTGAGAGACTTTAGGATTTGCAGCGTAGTCAAGGAGAATTTCTTCGTTGTCCATCGCCCAAAGAAATCTGTCGGCTAAAGGGATTTTGTCTGTCTTTAGCCCGTCTTCTCTACCTGCATCTCCAGCCCAGTTAGAAGCAATTGACACTAACAACCAGAAGAAACCTGGTTGCCCAATTGACTTTTTATCAGAACGAAGAAGAAGACCTCTTGCTAGGTCTGAACCTTGCTCGTGGAGGTAGGCTGTTGTAGGATACTTACGACCTCTGAAGTCAAAATAGTAAAGGTGGTAAAAGGTCTTTCCTAAGAATCTTCTTGCAATATCCCCGATTGCTTTTGCCTCTCGGAGTTTAGTGATTCTTGCCTCTGCGTTCTGTTGTTCCCAGATGTCTGCAAACGCGTCTGTCTTATTACGAAGAGCCCACAAGTGAATTCGATAGAGTTCTTCGTTGACTTGCCAACCTTGAGTTTGCGCTTTGTTTACACAGTCAAACACAATAGGATGCGTTTCAGGTTTCACAGCTTCTAGCACGTCTCGATTATTTGTCTTGATCAGACCCGCACCAGTAAAATGACGGGTGCTTGTCCAGGGCTCGTAAGGAGTGGTAGAGGGTAATTTTTCAACTTTGCTAGGGTCAACGTTAGACCATAGCTCGCAGATAAGATCGTCATCTAAGACTTGGACTATGTACGCTGCGTGGCCTTTAGAGCCTTGACCGAGCACAATTTGAATTAACCCAAACTGCTCAAACGTGTATAGAAGGAAAGCTCCACTTTTTGCTGCAAGACCGGAGTCTTTCTTCTGACGCAGTTTTGTTCGAACAGCGTGACCTATTGCGGATATCACCTCAGCCATGTATATCGTTGTTTTTGTTGTACCACGTTTAGGGCGTGTATACAAGTAGACAATCGATATCACAATGTCAAGATATTCTTCTACAGCAAATTTTTTCAAGTACACTACAGGGTTTTGAGGGGCAAGCTCCTTGTGCAGCCTTTCTATAAAAGAGTCTCGTAACGCTGCTTTCATCAGTTCGCCTTTGCTATCTGAAAAATTTCTTACCGTATACCAACACCAGGTAAGCGGCTATAAATACACCTGCTACTGCGATACTCTTGATTATTAAGCAAAATGCAAGGAATAGAAATGCAACTTGCAACCAAGGGCTAACTTTCGTTCTTCGCGTCATAGCAGGGTCTTTCATTTTGTTTTTACTGAGTGATGATGTATATCACTTGACAAAGAAAAATAAAAGGCCGTGAACAGTTTAACGACATGTTCAGGTCGGAGGGGTTTTAAACTTCATGTGAAAACAGTTTAGCGACATGTTCAGGTCGTGTGGTTAAGTCTTCTCGGTATACCGAACGGACGGCTTAGTACGAGTTGGCTGCTTTTTGGCGTTGAAGCCAATCCATAGGACCAACGTTAGCACAATAAATGCGATCTTATAATTTGCGATCACGTCTCCAGAGATTTTAACAAAGCCGAAGAACCCTGGAACCTTCATCGACATGATGACGAAGAAGACAACAGAGATGATTGTCAGGGAAAGCATACCTGCTTTGCTCAAGATAGTAACCTGATTATCTTCGGTTTCTTGAACGACTGGCTTAGTAAAAGTTGGCTTTTGCATTAGGATATTCCTTTGATGAGGTCTTACTTGACCACGGTGAGTCTAGTTTCGATCGGCAAGTTGGCGTTACCAATAAACATCTTTGATCCAAAAGTGTTCATCAGGTCCCACAGTGCCATAGTATTACAACCGTCAGCGTCCGCTAAGGGTTGTTTAAACGGCTTACGAGTGCCATAAAGCAGCTCGTGCTGCTCTTTCAGCATTTGCATACCGGTAGCCGTCATTTTGAATTTGACGACATTGTTGAGGTTTAGCTCAGTCATTTGAAAGTGCTTTCTTGTGTCGTTGTGCTCTCATCTCAGTAGCTACGAGAACTACAAGAAGAAGCACAAACTTGATGAGTGAGAAAGCGCCAAGGAGCGCCAGTGCACTGATAACGTAGACCATTTAATTCCTCTTGGGTTTAGGTAGCTACAATTAGACGAGTGTTTCCAACAGCATGTTTAGCGTATTCATGTCTGCTTCAAGCTCATAGCAGCGTTGAGCTGCCTTTTGTGCTTTACGATCAAACCACTTGAAAGCTTTCCTGCTACCTTTGGCAAGAAGCAAGTCAGACATTTCGTTGTAAAAATTGAACTTGGCGCTCAACACACGCACGTGGCACCCCTTCGTAAAAAGTGAGATGCGAAACAGAATTGCAAAGACTAGATAGTTCATTTGACTAGTATCCTTTGATGCTTGAGCGCGGAATGCAACTCAAGGATGGCAGCTTGGTACTCTACTTGCTTTTCTTCCAAAAGGCAGCTACCTAGACCCACGGTAGAGAGTAACTCCCAGGCTTCTCTCGTAAGTCGGCTAGGCACTTTCTCATACACTTTTAGCACCTCACTGTAAGATAAAGTGCAAGTGCGTCTTTGCTCTCTAAGGGAGACTGTTCTCTTTGGTGGCTTAGATTTGTCGAGCGGTGCAACGCTTATGCTGTTCTTAGCTCTTCTGACTGGCTTCCGCATTGAACTTAGCTGGAAATACAAAACGCCATTTCTGAACGCTAAGTTAGACGCTTTTGTAAAGCTGCAGAACTTACCTACGTCTACTGCATCTGCTGTGCTAAACATAATGTCATAGTGACGAGAATCCCGCTCAAGGAGCTTAGCTCCGAATTCGAAGGGCGTCACTACCGCGTAAGTCATTTCCTTTTCTGTGTACACTGTCAGCTTGAAACGTGTGTTTTTGTTCTTTGGTATTTGGAGACCCTCACAGAACGTAGCGTACTTGTTTTGAGGAAATCTAAAAATAACGATTGCCTTGTCAGTGTCTCTGACTGACATCTTGTACACTCCAATCTCTGCGGCTAACTTATTCATATCTTCCTCTTAGATTGATTCAAGCGCTCTTTCTTCTACATTCAAGAGCTCTTTGAAATTAATGGGCTTTCGGAACGAGTGGGCACAAAGAAACATGTTATTGGTCAACACAGCGTGGAATGTGTCTACTTGTACACCCTGTGAAGGCCCGTGGACACAACATGTAAGAGGACTCTCAGTCCTCGTTATCCTGTGTTTTGACCCAGTGCTGAAGACAAAGGGAACTTTAGCGTGGCCGATGTAAACTACTTCTTCACCGACTTCCCATATCTGAGGTTTACTCACGTGTTGCCATTGTATCAAGCGAGAAACTAACGTCACGTCCTTTTGCTGAGCAGCTGACAAAGCCTGTTTCAAGCTTGCAGAAAGATCTTCTAGCTGCACGTGTTGTTGAGGTGCGACCGTTTGTTGTGATACTGATGTGACTAACGCTCATTGTATCACCAATGAAGTCAACACCTGTAAACGAATACTCGATACCGCTTACATTGAATACCACGTGTCGCTGGTCGCCGAGTTTATAAGAAGCAACTCGGCAGTCAATAGGGCCAACCCTAACTTCATCCAACTGTACGGCGCACTTACTAGTAACTGAAGTGAAGTCTAGCATTGCTGCGAGTAGGAGGCTGATCATCTGTTTTCCTGTGGTTACTGGGTTAAGTCTCTAGAAACGAGGTCTGAATCTTTCTTTCCTTGAAAGATGTAGTCGTAGTAGCAGTCAGACTTGTTGGCGAAGCAGGCTTACCATTTGCAGCTTTAGCTCAGCTGAGCTTAACATATTTTTTGACTTCACGGAGCTCTCTTTATAAGCCTAGTTCTGCTCATTTCATAGCCTTCAACACTAGCGTAGCAATTACACTGTACGCGATGAACACAATCATGTTGTTTCCTTTTTACTCAGCGCAATTGCAGCAGAGATAACGTTTAGTACCCCGTTCTTCGTGGTTAACTCTGAATCGTTAAACTCCACAATACTAGGATTGCCTAGGTTTTGATAGAGTACAGATCTCACGGCGGTTCTTGCAGCGACTCCCGCATCATAGCCAAAAGCGACACTTGCGAGAGAGCTCCTTTTAATAGCCCCTGTGATACAAAAGCTACAAGCATCTTCAGCGTCGACAGGCACGGATTCACCTTCTTGGTTAACCGCATGCGTGTACTTAGTCCAACCATTAGATAGAAGCTTTCTAGCGTCAATTAGAGTTGCGGTTACAGGTGACTGTATAGCATTGTAAACCATTGGATATCCTTTCTGAGGTTTCATATAAGATACCTCGTTTCCCGCAAATTAAAAGAGACAGTTTAAAGGCATGTCTCAGGCCTTGTGATCAGGAACCGTAGATTACGGCTTCTGCTTCACGACGACGGGTAAGACCAGCTAGGACCTTACCATCATTTTTGTTCCAGCTTTTAAACTGGGCTTGTGCTCCTGCGTAATCTCTTGCGAGGTGCTTACGAAGCAACGTACTGTCACCAAGACCTTCAGCCTTAGTATCTTCATCAATATCTAGACCGCAATTGTAAGCGAAGCTAAACATCGCGTCAAACTGATTTTGTGTAGTAGGCGACTTTCCAATAAGGAAATTTACACCAGCTGTAAATACCTTTAAATCTTTTTCAAAAACTTTATCTGCGTAGTCTTTCGTCCAGGCAACTTCACCCAGCTGAATTTTACGACCGTCTAGGTGAGTCGTAGAACCCCACCCACACGTAATAGGAAGCCCGTTAATTGAACCCGGATCTTTATAAGGAGTGAGTCTCAGACTCTCAAACTCGTGTAGGAACTTGATGATACGCATCGAAGGTTGAATACCAGCAACCACAGAGGCCGTGACAACTTCTTTAAGTCTTGCTGACTGAATCTGTCTTACTTCAGAAGGGGTAAGGCCACGACCTAGTAGCTGCCGAATGATGACAAAGAGGTTGCTCTCGTCGTAGTCATAGTTGTGGAGGCGCTCAACCATTTAATGCCCTCGAGATTGTATCGTCTTTGGCTTGCGAAGATCTAGACGACCCGAAATAAAAGTTAAGAATAGCACTAACAATTGTACCCATAACAAAGCCCAGAATGACGTCTGCAAAGCGAACGTTCTGTGGAGGAATAGTGCCAAAAGTAATAAACGCGATGTACGCAGTAGATACAATCATTAAGTAGCTAGAAAGAATATAAACAAACATCCCAGCTACTTTATTTGATTTCATCGTAGAGACTTGCATCTCTCTTGCGTTGACAGTGTCGTCAAATGTCAGCTTTGTTCTTGCGAGAGCAGTCTTGTCTCTCTCGGTAAGGTAGGCTAAGATTTCTGCTCTGTTAGTTTCTTGGTATTCTCTCAGAAGCTCAATTTCTTGGTCCCCAATGTCATCTTCGCTACGAACGGACGAGAGGTCAATACCTGTCTTTTCTTTAATGAAGTCAGTGCCTTTTTTCGCAACCGCTCCAGCAATCAAGTCTAGACCCTTCTTGGCTAGACCTGCTACAATTACATTTATCATGAATTTCCTTTAGGTGGTAATGAGAAGAACTTTACGCTTAGTAGGTTCGTCTATCGCCTTAGTAAGGGAGGGCGTCTAAAGGGGTTAAGTCAACGGGGTCTGCGTAACAGTTATGCCCGATACTTTAGCAGCGTTATTCTCTTTACCAACACGAAATAGCGCGGTCCAGGGACGACCTCCGAGTTGCGTCGATGATCGTCCCCTCGCCTCGCTCAAGTTGCTTGTCCTGGACAAACCTTCACTGGGAGATTACGGGTTTTCAGGGGACACCTCAAGTGCTTGGACGTAGGCTGGAGAATTTCCCCAACCACCGCTAGCGTTAGGGTCCGTCGATTGAACGCTGCTGCTATAGTTTGTCCATGCGTCTCTTTCCGCAATAGTCAAGTCTGCAGAAGGGTTTTGAGCATCGTTAGCATCAGACGCTATTAACGCTCTTGCGCTTGCGATGTCTGTAACGGCCCTAGGCGTTGGTATTCCAAAAATTTGAAGCGCAGTCTCACCCGCTTGCACTTGTTGCAAGATATTAGCGAGTTTTGGACTGTTTACGTAGAGTCTAGGCGTTTGTCCAGGTATACCGATTGCGTATATCATCTGTATACCGCCATGACAACCATTGTCGCATTTGCCAGTCTGAGCGTGTTGTTATAGCCAAACCACCGCATCCTGATTGTATAACTTCCGGCACCTTCAAAGTTCCAATAGCTCGTCAAACTGATAGTGTCAGATATTGCACCTGCACCACCAGTGTTACCGATTACTGTACTGTCGATCACAGCCTGAACGTTCCAAATACCTGGTCCGCTAAGGTAGCTTTGCCCACCTGTTATCATAACAATCAGCTTACACGGCCTTTGCACTGTGAGAACGTAGTTGATAACATCTTGGTTTGCACCATTACCTGCTACCATTGCGGGTAATGTTGCCGCGTCAATCTCACTGACAGAGTTTAAAGCAAGCTTATCAGTCCCAATGGTCAGGTTTTGAATGTTTGCGTTTACAATATTTACATTTCTCAAGTATGAAAAGTCTAAGCCTCCGGAGGCGCTGAATGCAACGTTACCGGCGGCGTCTTTGATCGTGAGATTACGCGTGTCTATACGGTCTGCTAGAATTGTATTAGCTCTAATACGATTTCCATGCAATGAATCCACGGTAATCTCATCACCAGAAACCTTAGTTTTACCATAAGTCATGATAAGACCGATTGCGCCAGTGTAAGTGCCTAATACAATGTTATTTGGTCCATATGCAATGCCGGCGGCAGTTGTCGTTAAGATAGCTGACGAATCTCTTGGCCAGTAAAAGTATAGCACACCGCCCACCCATGTGGCTGTACCTGCGCTTACCCCACCTGGCGGAGCTGCAGGATTGCCGTTATCGTCAATGTAGATAAAGTTCCCACTAGTCCACACTACTTGATTGGTAGGCGCGCCGTTGGAGTAAACTACTTCAAAAACAAGCCCAACCTGCTCAATGCCTCTATTCCCAACATCGAGTGACTGAGTCCTAATTGAGCTGGCAGCGATATTTCCGCCATTTATTTCAGTGGAATTAGGTCCAGCTTTCCAATTGGCAAGACTGAATTCACCGGTAATCTGTATCTTACCTGGATCAATTCTGGTTGTTGGTCCGTTGTTGATTCTAGCAGCAGGGTTAGAGGACCATCCCCCCAATGTGTTCAAATCAAAACCTTGATTACTAATCAAGAGTGAACCTGGTAAAGATGTGTTAGACCTTAGTCTGTCTGCATTCAAGGTTCCAGCCGTAACATCGTCATCTACAAGCTTTGAAGATACTACAGGTCCAAAATATTGAGACCAGCCTGAGCGATTGCCAGAGCTATCAATAGACTCTACAACGTAGTAGTACTCCATTGCGGGATCTATACTTCCACGAGTGTATCCACCGGTTTGACCTGGGGAACCGTTAACTGTGGCTATCAGGTTGTAGGGAATATCGTAAACCGCTCCTATAGGTCTTACAGCTTCTCTGACTTCTACCTTAGCAAGGTCATCTGATAAAGTGTTAGTCCACTTGAGATAAATGTTTCTAATAGAGCTTGTAGCTGTAAGTCCAGTAGGAGCTCCCGGAATACTCTCATCGCGACCAGATGTTCTACTGTAGAGATAGCCAAACCCACTCTTGTTCTGGTTCTTGTCAATAGCTCTTACCGAGTAGTCGTACGTCCTGTTTGGGAGAATTGGAAATGTGTGACTGTTAGCGCTGGTTTGAACATAGCTGTAAGTGGCGCTTGTTGTAAGTTTAACACCCAGCTCATAGTAATCTAAGTCAGCAGCGCCGTTTGCAGGAGTAGTCCACGCTACAGTGGCGTTAACTACCGTATTGCCACTGGCGAGAGTTATGACTGCGTATGTTGGGTCGCCGGTGAATATAGGAACACTAGGCGGTGTAAAGTCAATGTAGCCACCTAACACCTTAGTATACGTCTGCAAACTCTCTACGTAAAAAGGCGTACCATCAAAACGCTTACCATAGATGCCAATATTTAATCTACCAACATTTCCTGGCATTGCTGCTAAATTGCCTACCGAAAGCGCGTCACCAGTGTCTACAAAACGGTCAGCGGGAACGTCTACTTCGTTAAATCCGTAATATCCGTTCAAAAACCAATAACCAGGCACAACAGTGGCAGTGTTCACACCTGTTGAGAACTTGATAATTTCGCTACCTTCTCTGACTACTAGATCGTACCCAGAGCTAGTGAAAACAGCGTTTAGCCCATTTGTGTCAGCGGGGATTGCAATTGTTGATTTGGATTTTGTCACTGATATGGCAGCTAAGCCGTTAGTGCCTATTGTGCCGTCGCGGACCTTGACTATTGAAATGCTATCCGATCCAGCGCCAACAACAGACGCCCTTACAATAACACCAGAAGTACCTCTGCGAGACACGTCAAACTGGGCTCCGCTCAACGTTGCAGTGTCACCATTCACTTGCAGTTGACCGCCAACTTCAGCACCTGCAAAGTCTTCCATGTACCACGTTACAGCGTCTGTCGTATTAGACTTCTGAACAGTGAACGTAGTATCCTGACCGCCAACAATAACGTCTGTCGCATTGTAAGTGATTACTTGTCTGTTAGAAGTTAGTGATATTGACTTTGCGTTAACACCAGCATTGCTCTTTGTAAGAGAAAACACTCTATCAATGTTAATGCTGCCTACCCCAGGTACGTTGTAAGTAGCTCGAAATGTGGCAGAACTGACAGGAATACTGACTAGATCAACTAGGTACGCACCCTTGACGTTATTGACGTCTACAACAGACCTAGCACCGTTGTCGCCAATCCTGCTAAAAGTGCAATCATTAGTTACATCTGACGTGCCGTAAAAGACTTTAAACTGTCCTGAAGCCCCGGCGTAAGATAGTGGTGTCCCAGAACTGTCGCAAGGGATAGTATGAGCTTCGTTAGTAAGGAATGCAGTGAGAGAGTTAGTGCCATCTCTAAGTCTAATAACCGAGATTTGGTCTGAGTACTCCACACCTTCAAACGTTAAAGCGGCTTTTACGATAACACCAGTTGTAGAGTTTCTAGCTGTAGCGAAGTTGGCTTCACTAAGGGTGGCTGTACCACCGGCAACTGATAGTCCAGAAGATGCGTTACCTCCAAAATCAGAGATTGTCCAAACCACAGTACCTGAAATATTAGACAGTTGTGTAGAGAAAGACACGCTTTGAAGAGGTAAAGGTGTATCATCAGCGGCGTATCTGAGAGTTTGCTTGTCGGAGGCTATTGTCAAACTCTTTGCGTTGATTCCAGACTTGCTCTTTGTAAGACTGAATTCTTTTTCAACAGTCATCAAGCCGTTGCCAGGATTGTAGCTAGCAGTAAATTTAACAGAACCACTAGTGGCTGCAAGTACCATTTGACTAACGTTGTAACCCCCATTAGGAGCAATTGCACCGACAACGTTTAGCTCTGCTCCTTTCTCAAAAGTGCAGGCATTAGTTACATCTGACGTACCATAGTAGACCCGAAAGGCACCGCTTGCGCCTGTGTACGTCCCAACATTTCCTGCACTATCTGCAGGAAGGACATGGGCTTCGTTAGTTAAATACGCAGTCAAAGCATTAGCCCCATCCTGCACCCTCAAGATAGATGAGGAGTCTGATAACGAACCCATGACTACTTGAGCAATCACCCCCGCCGTACCGTTCCTAGCAGCTTCAAAGTTAGCTGCTGTCAAGGTTGCTGTTAGACCGCTTACAGAAAGAAACCCAATTCTGAAGTTTCCATTAAAGTCTCTTAGGTGCCATTCAACAGCCTCTGTACTATTCAAGCGCACAGCCGTGAAGGTAACAAGCTGAGACGGTAATAAAAGCCCTGCCGCGCTGTATCCAACGGTCTGCTTATCAGTATTTAGTGTTATCAAGGGGGGACTGAATCCAGCCTTACTCTTAACAACGCTAAAAGTCTTGTCAACAGTAATCGCACCGTTGCCGGGATTGTAAGTAGCCCTAAAAGTAGCGTAACCTACATCAACACCAATCACATCCACTAGATAGGCGCCTTTGACGCCCCCAACGTTGATGACTGAGTTAACACCGTAGTCATTAATTCGAACGAATGTGCAGTTATTAGTTACGTCTTCTGCACCATGGTACACCTTGAACTGACCGTTTGCACCTACGTAGGAGAGAGGGTTTCCAGAGCTGTCGCAAGGAACTGTATGCGACTCGTTTGTAAGGAATGCAGTAAGCGCCTCTGATCCGTTTCTAACTTTTAGGATAGTGACAGATGAGAACAGCTCTTGGCCATACTTTATCGCTGTTGCAGTAATTACAACTCCATCTGTTGCCCCTGAGGCAAGCATAAACGCGCTTGGGGAGATTGACACCTCTGTAAGACCGTTTGGCAACAGGTAAGCACCAGCTGGGAGAGCGGTCCCGGCAGCGTCTTTAATTGTCCACGTCACACCGCCTACGTTTTGTGTCATTACTCTAACGCTAACAGAGCTCTGGCTTGGGAGGAGTTCACCTACAGACGACAGAGTAAAAGTGTTTCTGGTAGCCGATGTCTGAATAGCACCAGCATCTACACCCTCCTCAATGTAGGTTAAGAGTTTAGATGCCTCGTAGGTAGGACCTTCTGGAACCCCAAGAATCGAAGACGCCTGTACCACGACGCTATACGTCTTGTTTGTGCTACTTAATGTAGGTTTGAGAATAACAAGAGTATGGACGTTAGCACCATTAATCAATACACCATCTACATACCACGTGTATAACGGTCTCACAATGTTTACAGCATTTGCCGTAAGTGTGATTGACGCGGGTACAACAACTAGATCCGTTTTAGGTCTGTAGAAACCTAACGCGGTTGAAGAGATGTTGAGACCTTGCAACCAGTTGTGGGAAAGACGAGTGGCAGAAGTGTTAGAGATTGTTGTCATTACTGACATACGGCCATTAATGCCTAAAGCTCTAACTCCGAACAAAGCGGATGCTGCATTAATCTTAGGCAGTTCAAAGCTTGTGTTTCTTGAACGTCCAACTTCGCTGTATACAGGTTGGAGTTGACTGTCTAGCCCGTCTACCATAGGGTTATGCATGTACACAACGTAGCCAGCTACCTCGTATCCTGGGGGTGTACCCCACGTCAAGGAACCGGAACTCTCAATGTTAGAGTCAACGGGAGGGTTGTATACTAGCTCAGAAGGCTCTAAGATTCTGTTGTTGTAAATAGCTGGTACATTTACGTAGGCGTCATCTTTGACGTTCCACGCAAGCTGGCTTAGCTCAAATCTGCTAGCTGTCACTTCACACACTCGATTTTCATCAAGTTTTGCTGATGACACTCTGAAATACAAAGGAACGTCTAACCCTAGCTTTAACGTTTCGCTAGAGAGTTGAATGAAGTCTCCAGGTTCTAATAGTGTGTCTGTAGTGTTGTACTTAAGCGTGATTGTAAAAGCACTACGAGAAGTTCTAACTAACTCTTCTGCTTTAGCAAGCGCATGGTAAGGATCAGTGACACCCTCTGCAAACACTTCACTAGGAAGATCAAGGTTGCCATCCTCGAGAAGCATGGCATCATAAACAGCCGAGCTATAATCGTATTGAACAAAATCAGAGTAAGTGGGTTCACGGCTTGTCCAGAGAACGTTTGTAGCGTTCTCAAGCCTGATTGCAAAGCCTTTCTTTCCTCCGGTGTTAGTAACGTTAGCTGTGATGCGGTAGTACTTAGTGACAGACGCTTGGCCTAGAGTGATCGTTCCTGTTTTCACACTTCTCCAGTCATTATGAGAACTAGAAAAGACTTGAACATCAGCGCCAGGAAGCTTTGTCTCGACGATCGTCACGTTAGAAGTGTCATCACCCGTGTAAGATACGGTGTAACTGCCTGCCTTATCACCACTGACTTGCATCAACCAAGTGAGTGATGTAGTGTTTGACGTTCCGTCCCAAACTCCGAGACTATTTAAGAGTCTACCACCGGGACGAGCATCGTCAAACGAATCAGTGACGTTAGGATACCTAGTCCCACCTACACCTTTGGCAAAACTTGCGGTAACTTTAGGAGGCCAACTTACACTGTCCTCTTTAAATCCCTCAAACTCGTTACTAAAGCGAACTCTACAGTTATTAAGTCGCTCTGAGGCAGTAGGCCAAGAGATCTGAACTTCTTGGTCAAGAACAAGGTTGTCATCGTTGAGCGTCTCAGCAATCTCTAGTGACGACAATACAGTCGGGTACTGAAGATTGAGCCTGTACTTGCCAGCAGACCAAACGAGGCGAGCGTCACCCATAGTTGAAAGGATAGACTCAATGTTGTCTCTTGCTGGCTTCTTCGGGTCCAGTAGTATATTACACTCGTATAAAGGAATGTTAATATTCGTAATGTTTCTAGACTTGTTAGTAGGCTGATAGTACTTACCTCCTACAATTACGCCCTCTTGTACAATTGTGTTACAGACAACCTTACCAGCTTCAAAAGATGGCAAGTCAATCTCTGAGAGAGAAATACCCTTTCCTAAGACGGTATCAGTGAGGTAGTCTAGAAGGCATCGAGCAGGGTTTGTACTATATGATTTTGTCGCAACAAAAGCACCAGAAACGACGTCTGGTACCTTTCGACCTTCTACAATGAATTGAAGATTAGGTACGTTACTGAACTGGGGATCGTCTCTGTCAATCCTTACAACAGTTGAAGCGTAGGCCATGTCTTGAAATACGGCATCTTTACGTTCTGCAAAGTTATTCTTTGCAATGTTATCTGCCACTGCCGTGTTACCGTAGTGACAATCAACACGCATAGCCGCTTTGACACGTGTGCGCTTGTCAGATTCGCTCTGACCAAAGCTACCTAACGAAGGATCGTCTAGATACCTAGATCCGTCGACAACAACGTCAATAACACCGTTAATAGGACCGGCACAAAGAGCTTGCTGAAAGAACAAGTATTCATTAGCGGTGCCACTCTGACTGCTTGAAAGGTAGCCACTATCAAGAGCGCCAATGTCAGTGTTGAACTGTTGCATAATTGCGTTGACAATTGGGCTTGGAATATTTACCCAGCCCTCGTAACTGATCGTTCTACCGGGAACACCATCAGCACCAGTTTGGAATACGTTATCAGCGTTGGTAGTAGTGTGTCTGAAGTCAGTACTCGTAGCATGCCAAACTCTGACACCACCGATGAGATTCCTACCGTAAGCGAGAGGGAGGTCACTGGCTTCACCTTCGAGAACCAGCTCAAAACCGCGTCTTGCTTCAGCAGCTTCTTCTGCTTTAGACGCTGCTTTCTTTGCCTGGACCACTTGATACGCGGCGCTGACAGCGGAGATTGTGAAAGCCGCCACCGCAATAACTGTAGATAATGCTGCCATCAGCCTTTACCCCACTTTAGAACAGAGGTTCCGGACCCCTCGTAAATCTGATCGCAGCAGCTGTCTTGTGGATTACGCTGACGAACAGCATCCTTGCTCAAGTATAACCCTCGTTTCATGTCTAAACTCACAATTGGACTAACGCCTGACACTTGAAAGAGAGATTCCCCGTACTCTTCAGTACTGACCTTGTAGGAAGCGCTATCAACAGAACCTGCGTAGATTATAAAGGTATCGTCAACAGTCGTATACGGAAGTCCTGTGTTTGGGTTAAGAAAACCAATACGAACCTCTAACCGTTTACCTACAAAATTACTTTCAGCTAGTGCGCCTAACAGCATTTCAGGATCAGCAATCACAATCTTGTACTGCTCTCTGTCTACTGTTGTACTCTGTTGAGGCGGATCGGCACTGACAAGATTTCCGTTTGCAGGGTATACAAACCCGTTGCTCAGAGTTACGTCAGACGTGTGCGTAGTGTCGGCATAGACAAGCGTGCCTATTTTGTCTGTAATACGAATTAAATATATTGTCTCAGCTGTCTCACCAGATTGCATAAGAGCAGTGATATTAGAGCTCAACTTTCTCATCATAACTTCTCTATCATTTTGACAGTTCCAACGTCCATCACAATACCATCTGTGTAAACCATACCTTTTACAGTATCGCTATCGAAGAGGGTAGGCATGAAGACGTCATCCCTGTGGGTAAACGTGTGGTTAACGCTGGCTCTCAGCGGAGGAAACAGATGCATTGTTCCGCTATTACGCAAGTCCTGAGTCAGCATGTAGATCTTGCTGTGCGATGCAAATCTAATAAAGGTGCCTGTAGGAATCAGGCCTGAGTTGTTTACAACGGTTACAGTGCTGGCACCAGCAGCACCGGTGGCAGTAGGTGTACTCACAGAAGTCCTAGTGGAAATTACCCCATAGTTCTGTGGTACCTTGAGTGTTACTGTTCCAGACTCCCCTTTCGTTACTAAGTAGACAAGCAACCCATTTGCGTTGGTAGTGAGAGGCTCAAGATTGGTTTCAATTTCCCAACGCTGAGCCCCTCTACCAGTTGTCTTCCTCTTTAACGAGAGGGTATCTGAGGCGAAAATCGGCCTGTTAGAACGCATAGTGACAGGAGCCACTAAGCCCGCAACAAGTGTTCCGCCCTCATAGATACCATAGCTCATTTATTATCCTCTCTCTCGATTTTGAGCATTGACACCATTTGCAATGCTAGGAAGCATACGGAAGATTTCCGCTCTAGTTTGTTTAGAAATGTCCCCAGTAATACCCAGGTTAACAGTAGTTGAACTGGATTTGACAGAAGTCGGTGCAGCAGCATTCACAGACGATATAGGCATTGTAGCAATGAGTGAATCAGACACCATACCACCCTGAGCAAACTTAGGCATGTCACCAAGCTTGTTCTCGTTAATTGCTCTCAGGAGACCCGAGTGCTTACGAGTAGACGCCGCGTTAATGACATACTCGCCTTTAGATACTCTTGCAAGAATAGAGTCAGACGTACTAGTGCCTGGGCCAGTGATCATACCGCCTTCTGCAAACAGTCCTCCAATGAGAGAGCCGAAGATACCACCAAGGGCACCCCACATACCTGCTCCGCCGCCTCCAAAGAGACTCATCAGACCACCTGCTCCGCCACCTCCTCCACCAGCACCTCCACCTAACATCGAGGTTAGACCTTTGAGAGGGCCGTTTTCGCCACCTAAGGTGTCAAAAGCTTTAGTCAATGCCGGGAAGTTACCCTCTACGCTCTCACTGACCATGGAGAAAGGTGCTTTAGTACTTGCAATCGCGTTAGCCGCTTGACTCAACGGTGCTGTAAACGCTTTGTCCGATTTCTTGTTGATTTGTCCAGGTGCAGTTGCAAGTGACGAACCGAGACCAAAGAAAGCACCAAGAGGTCCTTGGTTGCGTTCTTTGTTAGACTTATTGCCAGCAGCCAGTTCACCGGCACCAAATAACGAGGTACCGAGAGCACTGAAGAAACGCTCAAACAAGCTACCTTCACCCATAAGAGAGTTAGTAAGACCGTCAATAAACGTATCTACGATACTGCTGGTAAGGTTATCTAACAGCCCTTCGGCAGCTTCACTGAAAGTGGCCTTGCCTTTAGCAAAGTCTTTCAACGAGGCTGTAAAGTCACTTCTGACACCATCAGCAAGGTTGTCTCCCGCTTCAGTTGCCCTGAACGCTGCATCTTCAATCGCTGTGGCAAGGTCATCTACGTTGTCTTGTAGTAGCTTACTTGCGGTACTGAGCTCTTGAATACGTAACGTTCTAGCCTCTGAGTCGAGGTCGCCCTCACCCGCCAACAACGACGCAATCTCTGCTTGATAAAAAGCGAACCTTCCAGCAAGTGCATCGATTTGGGCTAGCTGTCTAGAGCTAGCAAGATTGATTGTCTCAGGGTCAATGCCAATATTGAGGTTAGCCAGCAGTAACCTCAGAGTGTCTTGAACGCTAGTAGCAGCAGCTGCAGCTGCAGTTTGAGCGGTAGTGTCAGGAGTTGCCAGACGCGCATCAACAGCACTAGTAACAGAGCCTCTCTCAAATAATGCGGGATCTACAGCTCTGTCAGCACGAACTTCAATTGAATCGAAAGCGGTCACGTCAGTGTTATCAGCAATTGCAGCACCTAAGATCTCAGGGAGACCTCTGTTTGACCTAGCCACTTCAATGTTAGATGCGGTTACACGGTCCAGTGACGTGGTGACAGCTTGAAGCGGGGTAGCCATTGTCTCAGCAAAGCCAGGAAGACCTTCTAGAAGTCTCATAACTTCTGTCGCCGATCTTCCGTTTTCACCGTACTCCCTGTTGATGATATCCGCCATCGCTTTAGACAGACCAGGGGCGTCTGAGAGACTGACTAAGGCTTGTTTACTCACGGCTTCTTGAGAAATGCCTCTTCGTGTACCTGCATCAATATTCAGGTAATCTCTGAAAGTTGCACCATCGAAAAGCTCTTGGAACCTCTCAAAACCACTCTTAGCACCACGCTCTAGCGCATCTGCCATTCCTTGAGAAAAGGTGTTGAAGATGTCCAGGACTTCACCCTGTTGAGCCATCTTACGCATACTGCTGAAGAAAACTCTTACCTGGTCTTCAGTTTTAGTAGCACCGTTTCTAAAGAACTCCTCCATCGTTGCCTTGGCTGCACTTGCAATTCTAAACAACTGTAAAGTAAGCTCATTACCAAAGAAAGCAAACGAGTTTGTGTCAAGCGATGATCCAAACAGCTCATTCACTGTTTCTAATCTGGTTTCAAACGCAGCGTTAGTTTTCTGTAGGGCTCTGTTCCGCTCTAGCTCAATGTCAGCAAGTTCGGCATTTAGCTTGACAATCTCTTCAAGATCGGTGGTGTCCAGCAGCTGAGACTTTAACCTCTCTGTAGACTTGTCAATCTCAAGAAGACCTTCAAGTTGAGTGGCGTTCATACGGCTGATGATAGCCGAACCCTCAACGCCTAACCTACCGAGAGCTTCAGAAATTCCCTGACCTGTAGTGTACAAGGAGTTTAGAAGCTGCTCTCTAGCCCGGTCAAACAGCGCTTTGCGTTGATCAAATATACTGGCTAGATCGGCACCTGGAGGAGCGTCTTCAATCCGCTTATCGAGCTTAGCAATATCAATACCGATAGCAGAGAGGCTACTACGAGCAATTGCACCAAGACGACTGAAGCTAGCAGCTGCAATAGCAATACCAGAGTTTGACAGTGCGCCAAGAGCATCCGACAGCTTGAGGGGAGTGTCTGTTTTCTTTTCCTTGTTAGCTGAAGGGGCGCTATCATATGTTCCAAGTCTTCTCTCTGCAGCAAGTCTTCTGCCAGCTGCTTCAGAAATGGTAGATCCAGAAGCAAACTGGTCATCTACGTTTGCCGTAGCGTTTACGTACTCAAATGTGTCTTGACTGAACCGTGCCGATCTATCAGCACTACTAAGCACGTAATCGTTAGGAATCCTACCGGCGGCTCTACCTACTGCTAACGCCCTCTTTACAGGATCATCAGCGTTTTCGAATAACGCCCTTTGAACTGATTCATTTCTTGCATGGCTAGCAGCTGATTGAACCGCCTCAATTTCCCCACGTAGTCGACGAAGAGCATCAATGTAGTTTTGAAGACTCTTATCGTCATCACCAAGCCTGGAGAGTTTAGCGTTGACGTCAATAGTAGCCTTCGCTACATGCTTGAAGGAGTCCCTAATGCTGTTGACAGATCCAGGAGACATGTACACAAATTGGCCTAAGTCAATTTCTGCAATCTTAAACTCCTGAAACTTGTCGTTTATCGACTCTAAACTGCCAGCCTTAGGAGTCAGCGAAACAAGCTCTTCCCCCAGGGTTTTTATCTCTCCCTGAAGACGTGCAAGTTCTTCTCTTGCACCAGGAGTAGTCAACACTACGTTAGCGAGCGCTGTCCTGGTCTGATCTAGCGAATCTGCAGTCTTAGTAAACTCTTTGTAAGCCTCAGGGTCAACTTTAAATAAGTTGCCAACGTCAGTTGCGTTAGATCCGGATATCTCGGCGTAAAGATCAAACGCTGTACCAGATAAAGCCGCAGCCTGTATTCTAGTTGACTCGGCGTTTGCTGCAGCTACTTCACTAAGAACTCTTGCTGCGTTAGTTGCCCTCTCAGAGAGGCTCACTCCTACTAGGATTTTTGCGTTAAGACCAGCCACTAGACTGGCACTATTAGTCAGTCTATCAAATTGCTCTTTATTGCCTAAAAACTTTTGACCCTTGTCCCCAAGATCAATTCCCAGTTGATCCTTAATGTTGGCAGAACCGATTGTCAGCTTGTCAGTAAGAATCTTGATATCCGCAGCTTTCTGACCGGCTTTTTCAGCTTTCTCAGTTGCAGCGGCAAACTCTTTCATTTCCTTAGAAGCTTCGGCAATTAATTTTACTCGACGCTTCTCATACTCTACACGTGTTTCTACGTTACCATCTCGATCAAAACCCGTAAAGCGTAGCTCAGCGGCGTTGGCAGCTGTCTGTGCATCTCTGAACTCAGCTACCGCTTTGTTGTAGGCCTCAAGCTCTTCCGGCTCTAGAAAAGCTTCGAAAGGAGCAACTCTGTCCGCAGAGTCTTTAACTGCTTGCGCTGCAGTGACCTGACGTTGACTTCTGCCTCTACCTCCAAGCGCACTATTTACGCCCTGATCAGCTTTTCTAAGAACGATAGAAGCCGCACGATACGTGTTCCTGAAGAAAGTTTTAAACACGTCTGAGCCTTTATGTAGTGCAGACCCAAACGACTTCAGCGCCGTATCAACAGGTTTTAAACTGTCTCCGATACCTCTAAAGAACAAGTCTAAACCACTTGAGCCTAATGCAAGAGCTCTGTTGACATCACTTCCTGGCCCGCCCAGCATATTCTGAATACGTTGACCCAGAGAGTTGTCTACAGTGTTTAGCTCTTTCTGAGCGTCATCGGCCCGTTCTCTGATACTTCTTTCAGGCTTTTGTTTCTGTCTGGCTAGCAATTCGCGTTGCGTAGTTGCAAGCGCCTCTGCCTCAGCCTTTTCAGCGTCAGTCAAGAAGCCACGTTTGATAAATTGCTTGTTGAGCTCTTTGAGGGCCTCAGCAGTTTCTTTGGCCTGTTCAGAAACAATACCAAAGGTGTCTTTGCCCATCGACTCAAAATCAGTGTTTTCAATAGAGCCACTGAAGTCGAATGTTTGATCACCGACTTTGACGTCTTTTAACGTATTGCTTAAGAGTTCTCTGCGACCGGTGCCTGTGACCGCACTCAAGCCAAGAATTTGCCTGATCTTGTCATACGCAAACGCTAACTTGTCGAAAAAGGTGTTGCCTTTACCAAAGATCATCACACCAAGAAGACCGACACCAGCAACGACCGCTGTCACAATACCAATGATAGCAGCAAATGGGGCAATTGCAGTCCAAATCGTCACAGCCAGCGCTCTGAAGCCTGTTACGGCAGCGGCTATGACACCACTCAAAAGGCGTAGAACAGCAACAAGCACACCGTCTGTAGCTTTACCAACAGTCTTAAAGCTAGTTAAAGCTGCTCCTGCGTCTTTGAAAGCTAGTACACCTGTTACGCTGAACTGCTTGAAGACGCCGCCCAGCTTGGCCTTGGTCTTATCACCGCTGAACGCTTCAAATGCAGATGAAAGGCCAACGGCAGCAGCCTGAGTAGCGGCAAAGGGACTGCTCTTTTCTTCTCCGTTGCCTTTTACGACTTCGGTACCTCTCTTGAACGAAGCTATAAAGCCCTCTTTTCCCTTGCTGGCAAGACCCTTAAGATACGCGCCAGCAGCTTCAATACCTGCCTTGTTAGCTCCTGGTACACCCTCAGCTCGAAGCAACTCTGTTTGGGCTGCAACCTGTCGAACTACATCTGACGATAACGACGCATCTAATGCTTTCTTTTTCTTTTTAGGTCCCTTGAAACTTGCTACCTTGTCGGCGGCTTTTCCAAGAAGGTCCTCTTCGAACGCTTGAAGCTTCTCACGTGTTGCCTCACCTATAAACGAGTCCCGTCCTGTCTTGAATTTACTGATAGACTTGAATGCTACACCGAAGGCTACTAACGCAAGAGCAGCTGACGTTATTGTAAGACCAATACCTCCAAATGCCGCGCCAATACCGTTTACAGCACTGCCTGAGGTCTCTGCAGCAACAGCCACCCCAGTGAACAACAGACTGAACAACGCAATAAGCACAAACTGGTTCTTCAGCAGACCCATTACACTAACGACAACTCTTGCAAACGCTCCTAGGGCCTTACCACCAACAACTGCAAGACTTGTAAGCGCCGTGTTTAGTCCTGTAGCAAACTTGTTTCCAACGCCCACGTTTCTGCTGAACAGCGCTCTAACGTTGCCCATTTCAAGTGCAAGTGCGGTACTGACAGCTGCAAAGCGACCTCTTAACGAACCCCTGCCACCTATGTCAAAGTCAAGGATTTTACCTACAGCGTCTTGCAGCGACTTTCTAAGACTCACAGTCTTCTTATTCATTGGACCTATAAAGTCGTCAGGCTTAGTCCCTTCAATTTGCTGCGTCAACAACGCTGCCATGAAGCCGAGCTTACCAGACCCATACAGATTTTTATTCTTAGCAAGGTTAATTGGTAACTGTGCAAGATTGCTGAACAGCGTACCAAATGCATCTGCAACTGGCCCTGGGACTTTTGTCTGAACCTCTTCGCCCTTGAACATAGCACCACTGACGAAGCTAGCGAGCATGCCACCTTCAGGTGCGTTCTTGAGTATTGAGCTCTGCATAGCTTTTGCTATATTTAAGCCAATACTACTAATGAGACCTGTAGACTCTGTTAAAAACCTTAAGCCGCCAGCCTTACCAAGAATCGCTGAAGCTAAGAGAGGAACACCTACGAATGCCGCTTCGAAGATGCTAACGCTTTTAAGCATTGAGGTTGAAAGTGCAGCAGCCCCAAGGAGCGCCAGTTTTGGATTACCGAAAAGTTGACCAAAGTAACTTGTAAAAGCAGCACCACCACTAGCTTTCGCCAGCGCGGGACCTACTGCAGTAACGTAACCAGGTATCCAACCTACTGCCATAGCTTTGACGTAGGGTAAAATACCATCAGTTGCGGCTTTGTAAGTTTTGGTGCCTTCCTTGCCTCTAGCACGAGATCCAAACACCAGGTCCATGATAGTACCTGCACCTGTTTTCTTGAACAAAAAGGCGTAAGCAGCGGCAACAGCAAGAATGCCGTAAACAAGATTGTTTGACAGTATTGGAATACTTTTGAAGATTGTGCCAAACAACGAGTCAAACAGGCCGAACGGTACAAGCTCCTTTAAGAAAGACTCTAGCAGTAAAGGTAAAGACGAAGCCAGTGCATCAAAAGTCTTAAGTAGACCTTTGACAAATTGCTCAACGAACTGCGCCCCAAGCACACCTGCGGACGTTCCAAGGACCGGAGCAAGAGCAGTAAGAGCGCCATTCAACGAGACGTTCAATAAAGAGAAGAAGTAACTGGCAGCAGTTAACTTCATCTGAACGTTGCCAAACACTAGGAATAGCGTGGCTAAAAGAGAAGCCCCAAGAGACCCAGTTAGCGTTTTGAAGGCTTGACCCCAATCAACTGACTGGAGCTGCTTTGCAAATCCATCAAAAAGTCCACCACCACCGAAGCTAGCGTTTAAGTCTTTAAAAATTGTCTTAAAAGTATTTAAGGTTCTACGCTTAAATTCTTCAAGCGTGCTGTTAGTCTTGAAGATGTTGCTAGTATACCCAACAACTCCGTCAATCGTATCAGGCCAGTAAGAGTTTCCAACAACCGCGTCGTAGATATCAAAGAACGCTTCCTTAGTCCTCTTGGCAAAACGCTCAACCACACGCGTAGACTTAGGCAGACCCTTTTCAACGTAGTTGAGAATCTTAAGGGACGTTTTAGCGGCATATCCAGCGGCTTTGTCAAACGAGCTCTTGTTGAAATTTAGCTCGTACTCAATGACCGACTTTACAAGAGAGCCTTTGGCGTATTTCTTGACAATGTCAACAGTATTACCAGGGTCCTTTTTAATCTTTTGAAGCGTGTAGATTGCCTGAAAGTTTCTACGCTTAGCAAGGGCTAGGCGCTTGTCCACTGTTTGTGTAAGGCCGTCGAAGGTTGACAACACAAAGTTCTTAAAATCTTTGATAGGGCCTTTAGCATTAAACAGCCGACTAGTGTAATCGACAACTCCGTCAATCGTATCAGGCCAGTAAGAGTTACCAACAACCGCGTCGTAGATATCAAAGAAGGTTCCTTTAACATTTTTGCCAAAGTCATCAATCCGTTTTTCTACTGCTCGAAGTTTACTCTTTGCCACCTTCTCGATACTGCCAAACATCTGCCCAATGAAGTCATCAGAAAGGGTACCTTTGAGACCTGAGAACAAGCCTGAAAAGAAACCACTTACAAACTTGCCAATTGCTTTAAACGCGTTAATAAAGGATTCAACCAGGGCATCCGTGTTGAACATCTTGACAAGACTGAAGCTTTCGCTAGCCTCCCAGAAGTCAAACACGCTAGTAATAGCCTTAGTGATACCACCGGCAATTGCGTTACCAATCTTCTGGCCTTCAACCTGTGTAAAGGTGTTCTTAATAGCGCTTACAACAGCTTTCTTGAGGTTTTTCAGTTGGCGTTTGATGCTACGGATAGCTGGCTCAAGATCGGGTGCAATAAGATCATCGTACACGCGTACAACAACTCTGCCAAAAGTCTGGAATTCTTTAGCAATCCTAGCAACAGGAAACTCAATGTCCAGCTCGTTCTTCATAAGACCAAGTTGAACTAAGAAGTTTTCTACTTCTTGCGAGCTTTTTCGGAAGTTGAAGATAAAGTTCTGGCCAAGGAAGCTCTTGTTATCAAACCGTGTACTTTCTCTGACTCGGTTAAGCTTAAAGAGGTTGTCTGTAAATGTGACTAGACTATCAGAGCTAAAAAGCTTGACGTAAGCACGCTCCATGCGAGTATCGCCAGAAGCAAACAACGTCAGCGTTTCCTGAACACCTTCAGCGGCCCTCTGGAAGGGTCGTAGAAGCTTAATGACCATCGTATCACCAAGGTTGTCTTGGATAACGACGTACTCAAAAAGCTGATTGTAAAAAGTGTTGAGTGGTTTCTGAATGATAGGAAGGAGTCTGCTAAACTCGTTAGCCGTGGTCTTAATTGTATCAAAAATAGCTGCACTCAGTCTTGCAGCGTTTTCAACCCGCTCTCCCATCTTGTCAGAGGCGCTAATAGCCTTAGCAGCTTCATCACCTTTAGAAGTGAACATGCGGAAGCGACTGAACATCTTGTCGAGGCCAGTTGGTTTAGCTTTGACCTCAATTTCAGTGTCGTCCTTGCCAAGCAACTTTTGGACTTGCCTGACAAACTCTTGTACCTTAGACGTTGCTTGAGCCTTTGCAAAACTGTCTAAAGGGTTGATCTTTAGGGTAAGAGCTGCAACAAGAGTAGACTTGAAAGGATTCTCAGTTGAAACTTCTCTAAGGTAGTTCTTCGTAGTACGTCTGATGAGCTCTAAGCTGGTGATAATGTTATCACTAGCCCCGACCATTCCGTTAGCGTTCTTTAAAATACCTCTAGCAATACTGTTTGATAACCCGAGATACTGATTAACATCAGCGACGGTATAAGCAATTGCCTGTCTGAGTGTCGCCGTCGAAGCAGCTACTGTAGCATTGCTTTTAGCAAAATCTTTTGCTGTCCCCTCTGACATCTCCCTGAGAGCTTTAAGTACAACCTCTGGAGTAAGCTTACCTTCAGCTGCCAGCTCACGCAATTCACCCTTTGTAACCTTCAAGGATTTGGCAAGTCCATCCCCAAAGTACTTCATTTGTTCCAAGACAGAGCTAAGCTCTTCGCCTCTTAAAGTGCCACTACTGAGGCCCTGTCCGAGCTGGATCATGGCGGCATTCAGCCCCTCGACACTGCTGCCTGACAGCGCCCCTGCCTGCTGCAGCGTGGTCACTGCTTTGAGGGTCTCCTCCGCCGAACCCCCTGCCAGTTTCATAGACTTGCTCAGGTCTACGTAAACGCTAGCGGCCCCTGCGAAAGAGGTTCTTGTTTTGATAGAAATATCAAACAACTGTCGTTGACGGAGCAGGAGCTCATCAGAGCTTTCAGTTACAAGCTTAAGCCTGTTTTGAATGTTTGTAAGATCGTCAGCTACCTTATTTAGCTTAGCACCAGCAAAAGCAGAAGCAAAAGCAATACCGGCACCCACAGCTGCAAGCTTTAGTCCACGCATATCGTTAGACAAGCTGCGAGTGTTAGCTGCAACGTTAGTTAAAGCCTTGTTATTGCCAAACGAGTTGAGCGCTATGTTAGACTCTCGAACGTTTTTAGTCAGATCTTTGAAGTTGTTACCTGAAACGCCGCCAACAGCACCTTTTGTTTTGTTGGCGTTTGTGACCATGGAGGCAAGACTTCTATTAAGGCTGACTAGGTCGCGTTTAGCACCATCCGCCTTTGTGTCAACGTCAATAATGACTCCTGACATACTGTCTCCTTGTTTGATTTAAAACCCGCTAGATTGTACGTCTAGCGGGTTAGGTCATGATGCCTTCACAATTGTTCCACTAGGGCGTACACCCGTATGTGTTAACAACGATTGTTCGATGAATAGAGCAGGGGCCTGTTTAGACGTACCTCTGTTCAAATCATCAATGTGATCCACATCGTTTACGATAGCATTCTTTTCAGCTCTCCAGCCGTCACGGGCTTCCCCTGTGTCGATTGGTGTAGCTTCTTTAAGGCCAGCTACCATCTCGGCTATTTTCTTAGCCTTGATAGCCGCTATTTCTTTATTGACGACATCAGTCAGGTTTATGTTTACTTTAATCCGTATCATAAGTCTAACTTATCACCACCTTTCGCACCAAGCATTTTGTGGAGCATCAGTGAGCCCTGTAGACTCTTGATTGCACTATCCTTATCGCTTGGTGAGCTATTGTAGATTCCCTTCAAGGAGGGGAACAGCTCCCAGGGCTTGGCTTTTACACCTTGCGCCTGAATTAGTTTAGCAGCTCGATCGTCGTCTCTCCAACCCTGTGGTCTCATTCTAAAGTACTCGTACCAATCTAGGAGTTCATCGTAATCAAGTTCTTTAATCTCTCTTACGGTCTTACCTAGCGCGTACGCCACTTCATGAAGTGAGAGCTGCTCGTCAGTTAAGGAGCCTTTCCCTCAGCTGAGGCACCAATACCCGAGTATTTCATGATCTGATTGACGAGTTCTGACAGATCGTCCATAGGCCAACCCATGAAGTCTTCGTCAGACAGATTCTTAGCGTCCGTGACCGAGATGCGGATGACGCTACGAAGTGTGTCAAGGCCAGAGTCAGTCTTATCCTCTGCAGTTTCAGCTGCAGTAGCGCCAGCTTGAATTTCCATGACTTCTTGAACAGTCAGCTTAGCGATTTCGATATCAGTTCCTAAGAATTTAATCTTTTTCGTCATGCGCTTGTTCACGAGACCCATGATACCGGTCTTGGCCGCTGCAATTTGAATATCAGTCATGTATTACTCTCCGAGAAAATGTTCTGAGTGGGCTTCCTGGAACGCGTCCAGTTGAGCCCGCATTTGATGTAAAGCTGAAAGTGTCTTTAACACCTCAGCGGACTTATCGCTATCGCCATCAAACTCAGCAATGCGTTCAACGGTCTTTCGAATACTAATCTCAACACTGCGACGCATGTGCTTGACAGTGGTTCGAAGAACGTAGCCGACACTAAACGGCTTTTGGATATCTTCCATGTAATATACCTTAATTAATGAAAAGAGGGAGGCTAGTCTACGTAACCTCCCTCTCATTTTACTTAGATGGTGTAAGCACCATAGAAGTCCGACTGGATCGTAATCGTGATCGTGGCCGTGTTAGCATCGGTAAGCTGAGGCGAAACCTGAAGGGCTTCCAGCTTGCCGATCCAGTAGAACTGGCTGTTCTGAACGACACCCAGACCAGAAGCGGTCGAGGCGTAAGCAGTTGCACCCGAAGCGGTAGGCTCCGAGTTTAGCAGGGAGAAGCGGAAGACGCGTTGAACGCCATCGCCAACCATGTTACCCAGAAGGTTACCGGACTCTCTTGCCCAGTTGGAAGGCACGTAGTTCAGCGTGAGCTCCATCGAAGGAGCGTCGGCCTGACCTTGGATCTGACGCGAGGTCTTCGAGCCATAGGTGGGGACGTTTACAACGTTAGGTGGGGTACCCATTGCAGGGAATTCACGAACGTCGCGGATACGAACAAACGCACCAGCGGCTGCAGTGCCACCAATCGAAGGAATCTCGGTAGCAAACAGCGCCTGGAATTCAACAGCGGTATCGAGAGCAGCCAGGGCGGCAATCGAGAGGGGAGCCAGAGGCGTGGCCACCGACAGGTCCGAGAACATGCCAGCGCCGATAGAGTTAATGTGTGCCATTAAATGGTCACTCCGTAAAAGTGAAAAGGTATTTCATAGCTAGCACGACTAAGGTTAGTGTTTGCCTTATCCAGCCCAAGAGGTCGTAAAGCACTGTTTTGCAACTGTGTAACACCTGCTAGGGTAGGAATAGATTTGTTCTCTAAGTAGCCGTCTAACTTGTCTGCAATAAAGTTTTGGCGCGTTGGTCCACTACCTGCAGCTGTAAATATGTCTATGATGAGAATACCAGATACTGACGTCTTATTTAAACCAGCACCGTTTGAAATAATGTTAACACGTACATATTCCGCTCCAGCCGTATCAGGTACGAAATCAGCGGGCCACGTGTTAATGCTCTCGTTTTTCCAGGAGTTCTGACCGAAGATAGAAAACACTGATCTTTCGACCTTTGTATACTTTCCCATCAGACCTCCTTAATCATAGTAGTGACTAGAATGTAACCGCTATCTTTGATAGGGTCGCCTAATCTCCAGACGACACCATCAATGACAACTGTCGAATAAGAATTAAGTGAACCCATATCCTTGGACTTACACATAATCGTCTTAGTAATGACTTTAGACTCTTTGGTTTTCTTTAGCTCACCTGTAATAACTATTTTTGTAACTACATCAGGGGCTACTGCCAAAGTTGCCGTACTAGTGTTAAAATCAAAGCCTGTTACATTCTTCTTTTGGAAGGTTGCATCTACAGCTAAGTCCTTAAGCAAGTTAAACGCTCTTTTAAGCTGAGAATCGATTAAGGAATTGTAACTCACTAGTTTGCCCTCCACCAGCTGTTAGCACCGGCGTTGACCAACATAGGCCGAACGAGACGCATAACAACAGAAGGTATCTCGGGCGTTGCTCTAATTTCAGTCAAGGAGATTCCGGCAAGAGCAAGGTTAGTTACACTACCAGTCTGGTCCATTAGACCGTCATTGTTCAGAAAATGATATGCAAGCTCATAAGTAGCTTTGACCACTCGATCAGGAAACCCATTAGCACTGAAGCTAACAAGTCTTCCTAACCGAGGGTCCAAATATTCACCAATACGAGGGAAAGCAAGAGGTTGTGCCGAGCTTGAAGCGTAACCTGTCCAGTTGAGAGCATCAAGTCTAGCCGTAGCTGTGACTAGTGCTTTAGCTCTTTCTTCGGGAGGCGCATCGAACCAAGCGGCCACATCTAAACGATCCTCGAAATAAGTATCAGCTTCAGATACCGTAACATAGCAGTTAACAGTTTTAGCTAAAGCCATAATTATTTTCTTAGCCGTGGAAGATAGGCAGAATGCCAAGCGACAGAGCCGAGGCAGTCTTACGCTTCCAGTTACCACGGATGTCAGTGATGAGACCAGCAGCAGCCAGCGTCGTGTTATCGTCGGTAGCAGCGTTATTGACACCCATGTAAGCGCCGTTTGAAGCAAACTCTTGCTCACTACCCTGCCAGTCGTAACCAGCGGGTGCAATAACGTAACCCCAACGGTACCAGATTTCAGTCGTACCACCACCCATGAAGGAGGCAGCATCACGTTCAATCTCAGTCTCCATTGGAACTTCAAGACCTTCCATTGCCAGCGCGCCTGGAAGCACAATGAAGGAAGTCTTGGTACCAACAATATCAACACCGGGTCCGCTGTTAACTTTAGCCAGATCAGCAGAAGACATTGACTGGTTTGCACGAGTCGAGACCAAACGGAACTTGCCGTCAAAGATCGTCTGGAATTCAACCGTACCGTCAACAACACGATCCTGGTCAACCAGGTTAGCCGAACGCAGCGAGGCCATGGTCTCAGGCGACGTAACAAGGTACGCGAACGAGGGCTCGTAATCCTTGTAGGCCATGCCAAAGGCACGGAGGAACGACTCAGCACGAGCAGCGCCCTGAACCGAAGCCGTGGCTCCAACTACGGTTTTGTCAACACCGAGGTCAACGTAGAAACCATGACGCTTGTTCGTTGGATCGTTATCAAACGTTTGGCCACCAAGACCGACTTGGCCGGTGCCTTGAGCACCACCAGCCAGGGCCTCAGAGACAGCAACGCCTTTGAGAACCGACAGGATAGCGTCGTGTTCGTCTTGAGCCTTGGTTTCACCAAAGTCACGACCGATTTTAGCTAGTCCATCAACGCGGGTAACAACCTGCGCCATGTTAACTTTTTCTGCACCGTGCGTACGGACACTCTTGACGTAACGCAGGTAGTCGGAGGCGTAACCAGTACGCGCACCATCTGCGGAGTTTGTCAGCGAGGCAACGTTGACGACAGGGTTCAGAGGCTTGTGCCAACGGACCTGACCAATATAGGTTTCGGTGTTGACGTCAATGTCAGGGTTGGAACCAACAATCCCAGTACCCGAAAGTTTACGAGCATTCGTGTACGCTTCATCGGAGTAACCCGAGAGAGCGCTCTGCAGGACGTCGTTAGTTGCGCCCGGCAGGTCAGTAATAACAGTCATTCATATTCCTTTAAATTTAACGAGGGCGTCTCTCTTTCCTAAGAGAGCCCTTCGCAGCGGCAGCAAGAACATCAGCTTGAGACATTTGGAACAGAGAAGTAGGTTTCTTCTCGACATCTGTCTTTTTCACAGCTGTGTCACCGGACCCGGATGAGGTCTTAGCCTTGAACAAGAAGGAGTTAGCTTCGTCATCAGCGAAAGCCTTGACGGCAGCTTCGATACTAATAGAAGATTTATGAACCCAGTTGTTATCCTTATCTTTGACCAGTTGTTCAACGATATCGTCAAAGGCCATTCTGTGAGCCTTCTCTGAGCGGAAAGTGTAAGTGGACATTGCAGCACGTAGAGAATTATCGCGAGTAAGTTCAACAGTCCTAGCCTCCGAAGCGTCTAAGCGTGCTTGAATCTCAGCAGCTTTTGCTTCAGCGGCATCAACACGTAGTTGGGCGGCTTTCTGGTATTCACCAGCTTCTTCCAAACGTTTGAGTTCAGCTTGTCTTTCTTTCTCTTCGAAGGCAGCTACTTGCTTGCGGGCATCGTCACGTTCAGCAAACGCTTTGTCTAAGCTCTCTTTAGCTTTAGCGACACGAGCGGCTACTGCAGCTTCGATCTTTTCTTCTTCAGTAAGGATCGTCCTTGGTTCTTTAGGCGTACCGTTTTTGTTCAAGCCAGCATCGATGTTGGTCTGTTCTTCAGCGGTCAATTCGAGGTCGGTAGACATATTTTGATTCCTTCAGGCACAGCCTAGTAGGTGATAAGAGATACAATCTCGTAATGTAAATCAAAAGCGGAGTGAATAGTACAACTACCCACTACCGCTCCTGGGTTAATTTAACGGGGTCACGTTTTAGCCAACACCATACCAACCATAATCATCTCGGAAACCTGTAGGAACTTCCCTTAAAATTTCTTCAACGGTCAGTATATCATCTTTGGTTAGAAGTCTTCCACCGACTCTTGACTTACCTGCAACAGGAATTAGTCCTGAAACAATAGCTTCTTCGAGAAACTTTTTATAAATTTCCTCGGGTAAGCCTCTTGCACGCATCTCATCAAGGGTCTTCTTGATTGACTCAGCCTCAAGCGAACGAGCGTAGATTTTTCGTAATGCCTTACGTGACTCAAGCATGTCAGCAGCATTAGTGAAAAAGGCGTCGTGAATAGTGGAAGTTTGAACATTAGTAGCCTTGCCATAGAGATGAAACTGTTTGACTAGGGTAGCATCGTTTGAGTGGTTTCCATTAACGGCATACGCGGTACGGGCTTTAGTTGCATCCGCAATGTCATTGATCTTGCCATCTTTATTGATAACCTGTTCCCACCAAGTCGCCTCGGTCTTCTGAGACACTTGAAGGATATTGTTAACATAGTTACCGTTAACATCTTTGTAGCTAAGTCTTTCCTCGAAAGATTGTGTGAAACGTTGTTCAATTGTTTTTCCATCGAAGTTTACCCAGGGTACAGTTGTCCAAGATTTCGGAAGCTTGTTAGCGTAGAAGATTTCAATCTCGTTAAGCTTGACAAGGTCTAAGAATTCAACTTTAAAGTATTTACCGCCTGTACGTCTAGCAGCAGGACTGTCAACGCCATAAATGATGTCTCGTAGGTTACCTTTAGGGTTCCAAAAAGCAAGTCGTTTTAAAAGCTTTTCAGACAGTGGTTCATTAGACTTAATACCTAACAGCTCACTCGCCTCTTTAGGCAACGTATAGCCTTTTCGCTTACTGCCAAGGACTGCCGTCTTACCTATAGACAACCAGTCAAAGTCAGCTTTAGCTGGTTTAGCATTTAACAAGTAAGCTTCAGCGAGTCTGCCAAAAAACTTTGTAAAGTCTTTGAGAATAGGGACTTGCTCAGCAAGTTGTTCGCTCATGATCCTAGCTATAAGTTTGAAGTCGTCTGGTGTAACGACTCTTTCGTAGTTTTGGCTCATCTTGTTGACTAAGTCTTTAGTTTTGGGGTCTAAGAAGTATAGTTCTTCCATGATGTCGTCCCCAGGATCAAGTCCTTTGTTAAAGATGTCTCGAACGTTTTGTCTGAGGGCCTTCAGCTCTTCCGCACCTTCTTTATCGAACCTAGCTACACGCGCAATTCTTGCATCGATGTCGTTCAAAACAATGTCTCGGTCGCTAGCCTTTACGACTAACGTGTTGCCGTCTTTGGACAAGATCTTAGCTAGTTTACCTTCAACGCTCAGTATTCCAGTTTTCTCACCAGCGCCATAAAATGTTACCATGTTCTGCGCCTTAGCTGCCTTACGCAGATCAATCTCTGTAAGACCAAGCCTCTCGTTAAGTTTTCTGAAGCGAGGATCATTGTAAGTAGACGCTGCAATCTCATCATAGAGACGACGCTTTTGAGTTGTAGGTACAACATTGCTTAGTTCAGCAAGCTGCTTATTACGTGTGGTTAACGCAATAATTTGAGCACCAGACGACGATGCATCCTGCTCAAGGGCAAGACTTATGTCATAGTCTCGTAGCCGCTCTAAAGACCGTCTAGAGTAGTCACCCTTTAAGTAGGTGTCAATCTTAGCAGACTCGATAGCAAACCGGTAAAACTTTCCTAGCTCTTCGCCATGAATACGTGATGCAACAGGGGACTCTAACACTGCTCTGATGTCAGCTGGTTTGCCACGTAACATGTGGTTGCCAATCTTCACCAGTTCAGGTCGGAGTCGTTCTGCAATTTTTTGACGCCCCGTTATTGTCAACGAGCTGTTTCTACCCTCAAAGTAGTCGTCAAGGCCACCTAAGAACGATCCAATCTGATCTTCATAGTTTTTAAAACCCTCGGGATCAAACTTTTTACTAGTTACAGTGTTTAAGAAGGGTCGGAAAGTTTCACCTGCCTGAGGGCCAATGAGGCCACGTTCATAGATACGAGCGCGATGATCAACAAAGGCGTGATTAGAAAAGGCGCGATTTGAAACTCGAAGCCAGTCCATAGCTTTGAATCGCTCGTAAGCATCACCACGAGAAGCAATATACTTACGATATTCGTTAGCATCATTGTAAAACTTTGCAGAGCCTTTATCATCTTCAAAATAGAGTAATTTCTTAACAAAGTCATAGTAATCCTCATCAATGCGATATTCTGAGGCGGACGCCCAAGTCAAGGCATCCACTAAATCCTTATCAACAAGCTCTTCTGGAAAATCCGAAAACGAGTTGGTAGAGGTAATAGGTATTCTTGTATCCTCTAGTCCAAGAACCCCTCGATCGATGAAGTAGGTTTTAAAACCCTGTCTAAAGATCAATCGATTATCTTTTTGAATAACACCTACACGTAAACCCAGATCAACACTTCTAGAAAGCTTTGAATAGCGCTGGATACGAGGGTCTGTGACACGTATATTGTAGGCCAAAGTGTCGTAGTAAGGTCCAAAATAGCTACCACTCAGTTGGCTCTTCATTCGGCGTTTTTGAACGCCAAAAGTTTCAACCTTGTAGAACTTCTCTACCTTTTTGCTGCTCAGAATTTTAAGACCGGTTTCATACCACTGGGTACGGCTCCCGTTAAGATTTGCAAGGTTGTAGAGATCGCGCCCTAGGGCAACAGCCAATTGGTCCCTATCTGGCCCGTCATTAAGAGCCAGTCGATGTGCGAACCTAAGGTAAAATTGGTGCAGATCAGCATTAGAAAGCCTAGCGCTAATAACAAGAGGCAGTTCACTACTGATAAGAGGCCGAAGCTCTCTGGCAATTTTAGGCGCAACAGCGTCTTCCCATCTGTTTCTCTCACGAATGTTTTTAACAAAATTCTTACTTAGATCATCGAGCTGCACTGTACCTAGCACGGGGTCGACGTAGTTATCCTGAAGTAGCTTTTTTAGCACATCCGTGTTGCGTCTAAGCTGTGTCTCAATGTAGTCTGACGTATTCATAATGTCAAACTTTAATTGAGCCTGAACTACGGCCTTAAAATTATTCCAAGGCTTTCCATCAGACCTCGCCCGAGTGAATATAATCCGAAGATTATCAACAACCACTGCACGCTGGTTAATAGACATCTTTGAAGAAAGAGTGTTTGAGATATCTTCAATGAAGTCTCTGTCCTCTTTTCTAAGTGCCTCACTTGTTCTAACGCGCTTGAGGTTGTTTTCAAGGACTGCTGGATTCGGTTGGTAGAGTCTAACATCTTCGTATCGCCCTGTATGTGGGTTAAAAACAAGTTGATCATCTCTTGGGGGAGAAGTCAGGACGCGCTTTTTTACTGCCGATTTAGATGGTATCAACGTGCCTCGGTAGTTTGTCAGAGCTAGAGTACCGTCTAGCTCACCTGCTTGAAGAATGTAGTAATCAACTAACGTCTTCTTGAGCTTTGGATTATTATAAAAGTCCTCTGGACTAGAGGCTCCAAGCTGCATACTGTCTAACTTCTGTTTTGCTGCTGCAAACTTACGAGTGTCATTGGGAATCACGTAGCCGGAGTCCGTCATTGCACGAAGTTGACGAATACCTATAGAGTTACCTTCTGCGTTCGTAAATTTATCAACAGTCAGTGCCCCAGAATTAAACAGCTGGACTTTTTGATAGTCACCTAAGTGTCTTGTTTGTACAACAGTTGACTGACGTCTTAGCCAAGTGTCGTAACTTTCCTTCATAGGTGTTTGACCATCGTAGAAAGCTTTCTGCTTATCAGTAAGCCTTTCTAAGTTTCTACGACGTACTTCAGCCACACCCTCTAGTTTAGAAATATCTTCCCAGGATTTAAAAACAGGGAGCGTAGTAGAACGACACCTAAAGTGGGCCGGTGGGAGGTACCGGCGCTCGCCGATCACATAGATATGGCCGTCACGGTGAACGCAGACAGGCGTGGTCCTGCTGTCCAGGACGGCTACATACTGCCAGCCCTGCAGGGCCTTCTCGTTGCTCTCGTAAACCGCGTGGTCAGCCTGAGTTGTTACACTTGTAATGGCTGTAACCACGAGCCCTTGAGAGCTATTCCTAGAGATGTTATGAATGTTTCCTTTGCGAATAGCCAAGGCTAGTTTTTCAGGACTGTCACCACTTGCTATTCCCTTCCGGATCATAATTTCAATACGAATTCTTTCAGATTTGCTGATCCCAGACCAGCCCTGCTCAAGAGTCATATCATTGAATAGGGGTCTTTCTAGGACTAGCTCCTCTGCAACGCGTCTAGTAGGTCGTTTTGTGCGCCAGATTTCTCCAACAGACGTCTCTAGAGTTTGATAAGCAAAAGATACCTGGTCTGCAGCAAGAGAAAGCAAAGACTGCTTAGAGGCAAAGAACGCCTCCTTGTAAGTCTTCACTAATTCTTGATCTACAGCTTCCCGAAGTCTAGCCAGTCCTCTAGGGGACATGTTAGCTTCTTTAACCAGGGTATCTAGGCGAACTCTGTGGCCGTCAAGCACAAGATCTACTTTACCATTGACACGTCTTTCATAGAGCCGGATCATAGCCGCTCTATTAACTATGTTGTCATAAATTTCAGTATTAGCATTGACAGCCATGGTACTCCTTACTCAGGCTCTACAGGAGGTTTAGGGTTGTAGTCTAGGTCACGTTTAGGCTGAATAGTCTCGTCAGCCGTAATTTCTTCTTGACCTCGCTTATCGTCGTAGTCGGGTGGAATCATGTCGTTCATTTTCAGCATAGTAAGCCATACAGAACGAGGAATGAGACCTCCTTCATACCACTCAGTAGCCAATCTGAGCCAGTCTGCACCAAGCGGTGTCGAATTAAAGTCAGAAGACAGGGCAAAGGTAACTTCAGTAGGGTTAAGCTTTAAGTCGTATCGCCAATTCAACATGAACGTGATGATTTGAGTCATCACCTCGCTAATACGAGTATTGAGCGTACCTAGCTGCGCGGTTTGGGACGCATTACGTAACTCTAGCGCGACACCAGACTGAGCCGTTTCTGGTGATAGCATTCTGATACCTAGCTTAGCCATCTCTTCAATTGAGGCGGCAATGGTCTTTTCCATATCCTCAAGGGGTTCACTTGGAGTAGGGAGTACAGTTGCTGTGTCTCCGTTTTGGAGGTGTAGCCAACTGCCAAGACCGCTGTTAACGACCGTCTGAAACGCCTCGTCATCCATATTAGACGAGATTACAGGGGTGTATGTCGCAGCGCCGTACATGAGGTGGTTACGACGACTCATCTTATTGTACAGCGCAACTTCTTTGTCGATAAGCGCACTAAGAATAGGCTCAGTGGGCGCAATTGCACCGTTGACAGGCCATGCGGGAATGTATGTGAGGGGCTTGTCGTTTACAAGAAACTCAATTGTCTCTTTGTAGACAAATTCTGAATTATCATTAATAACTTGTTGAGTCTTTCCCGCAACCACAGGCAAGTTTGTAATTGGGGACACACGCTCAAAAACTCGTATCTGGTAGTGGCCCGCTTCGTTTAACTCGTGAACGTTAGCCACATCATACATTGTAGGGTGGAACTCATTCTTAGTGTAAGACTCCCTGAGGCCTCTGACAATAACACGGTCTAAGACTGATTTGCCAAACTTTTTATCACTGAAGCGCCAGTTGATAACCGATTCTGCTGGTTGAAGAATAGGGTACGGCTTTAAAGCCTCTCGTTCTTCAGTGCTAAGTGCGTCTGCATTATCAACCTTTGGATGGTCAACAAATATCCAAGGCCCACTTGTTTGAATTTCTTCTACAAGCGCGTCTTCTAGAAAAGAAATTAGCGAGCTATCGTCTCTACCGAACTCGGATAAAATCCAGTTTTTCGCGTTAGCAGGAGCACCTTCTGGGAGAGTGAGTTGAGGAGGCTTCCTGAGAAGACCACCTACAAGCATTTTAGAGTACTGAGCAGTGATCCCAGGCCATTCTGCTTCAGCTTTGTAAAACTTATACTGGTTATCGCTCATTGAAGGCGAGAAGGGAATAAGTAAGTTTTTAAAATTAATAACGTCTATTGCGGCATCATAGTCCTTAACGAACCGCTCACCACTGCAAGCAGCACGACTCTTGAGCCACAGAGGTTTAAGGGTCTCGTAGACGGCGTTAGGGTCTGATACTGTCTTGACTGACGCTGTAGCAGCGTTAACGACAGTCATCTATTAGCCTCTCAGCGCTTTGTTGAAGTCCGAGAGATTGCCCTGGAATGTTTCACCAGAGACGTTGTTGACCGCAGAGACAATACCGTCTTCAATTTCAGAGATATTCCAGTTGGCTGGTACGCAATTTTCAAATACGCTCGTCCCAACGTCTACGGATGACGAAACTACTGGAGGAGAGTCAACAATAGTTTCCTCGTTGCTATCTAACTTAGGGAGGTCCATTTTATATCCTTGGGTTACGTTTTGATCTTACAGCAAGAAAGAATAGATGAGCCTCAAATGAGGGAACACCAGCCTCTTTTAATGCTGCCATGTAAAGCCAATCAATTTCAGCCTTTGAAAAGCTGCCATCCACAAGAAGGGCATCGTGAAGAATAGCTGCCGGAGTATAACGCTCATCTTTCAGCCATCGCTTCACTTTTGGGGTCCAGCCTAGCAACGCTTTTAAAATTGCTGGCCAGGATGTCTTGTCAGTGACAAACCCAGGATTGACAGTAGTCAAAGGGTAGCCGTTTAGCTGATACACAATAGGGACAGAAGGTGTGAACCTATTTTTGCTAAGCTGTACTAGCTCTACCTTTGAATGGGTTATCATTTTAGCCCTCAGGCAGGGTATTAGACAGAATTGCCTCAATCCGCGTGACGGCGTTTCCGCCAAAAATACCGAGCATGCCAAGAACAGAAATACCTTGAACTGTCAAAGCGTTATCTAGCTCAATAAACTCTGCTGGTAAGTCAAACTTCTGAAAAAGAACTTCCACGTCGGGCAGCGGATTTGCTGCGTTAACGCGATCGTCTAGCGTAAGTTGCGTTATTTGCCAACGAATCAAGTTCATTGCTCGATGTTCGGCTGTTGTAAAGAGATCGCCAAAACGAGCCTTAGACACTCGAACAGGCTCAATGATCGCCACCTGTTCTGCCGCTGGCGGTAGTTGTACTTGCGCGAGAAATTCCTCAGCGGTTTCAAGAGTCCACGGCTCAAACGTGCTGGGATGATAGGGGTAAATTGCCCCGTTCACTTCCAGACCTCCATCAGTAAGAATCATTGTCGTGGTTCCCTAAACTAGCTTTTGAACAGAGATGGCAGCCTGATTGCACCAGGGATTGCCCGTAGTAGAGCTCGAACTGTCGACGACTGCGGCTCGTTCGCCGCAGAATGAGAAAACAGTGTTAGTTACCGAATCAACACACCATGGAAAGTAAGCACCAATGCCAAGCCGGCTTTGAACGAAGGTTGTTTTAAAGGCTTCTGAGTACTGCGGCTTAACTCTACCAACAGCCAGGACGGTGTCTTCCAAAGAGTTTACTGTGACAAACTCGTAGCCATCGTTGATTAAATTGAAGCCGGAGTTACTGTCAGTTGCTGAACTGTTAGGCTGGTTGTAGGTCTCAGTGATTGGTGAGTAGTATGTCGTTTGAAATGAAACGGATCCATCAGCGTTTATGACCCATTGCGGCGTACGAAGCCCATGACCAAGCGTATACTGAAGGGTTCTTGGATCATTTAGTAGCATATTATGCTGGTGAGCGCCGTAAAGAAACTTGTACGAACCTTCATTGCCAACGTTGTGGGCATAGCTACTATTGTAGCCTTGCCGGTACTGCAATATTTCTGGGCCTGGGTGCTTCAGAGCTGTGCGCCTACGAGGGGCACTAAGGCCTGGGGAGGTAGTTGCTGTATCCAAGTCTGGCGCAGACAGAATGTAAAAACGTTCAGGATTGGTGAGAACATAGTTCATGTAGGCTACCGGACCCACGATGTTACCCGTAACTTGGCGCGTTGTACCGTCCCCAAACAGCTCGCGAACTTGGCTGGTTGCGCTGGGTGCGCCACTTATGGTCCAATTACCACTTGTGTTGGCAATATACACCAAAGTCTTGTTAACTCGATCGTAAGTCATGTAACCTAACACTTGTGGACGATTGTTGGTAGAGTTTACTGTAGTCGCTGTGGTAAACGAGTTATCAGAATTTGAGACAAGCATGGTGGTAGGACTAATGGTGTCAAAACTGCCGCTCATTGACCAATCGTTAATGAACGTGTTAGCGATAACCGTAGTGTTGTCTGCTGCTGACCGTGCCATAGGAAGCATTAAAACGGTTGGCATCACTGCAGCGCCGGGCTGGTACACTTCGAGGTGTACTGTCCACTGCTTTGTTGGAATGTCAAAAGAACATACAAAGCGCCGAGGTTCGTTTACATTCGTTCCACCAGCTGGGCGAATACCACCAGCCCAGACTTTGCTTGTGCGTCGGTCAAGGATAGAGAGATTGATAGCAGCGACATAGTTTTGAGATTGGTAACCACTGGTTGCCGACTCAGGCACTAACTGTAGCGACGGAAAACCTAAAGGTCTTGCTAGTAACGGGCTTTTGCGACTGGCTAGCTCAGTAATAAATCCCCCGGACGTTTCTACGGTTGTTTTGATAGACGTCGTATTAACACTGATTCCGTTGATAGTTTCTGTTGCAGCAATGAGTGCATCCTTTGCTACAACAACAGCATCACGGGCAGCAGTGATAAGTGTAGTTTGGTTGCCAGTAGCGGTGTTAAGTGCGACAGTAGCGGTGTTAGTTTGTGCGTCAAAGGTATCCAAAATCACTTGGATATTTGCTAGAATCTCCCCTTCAAGAGAAGCACCACCTTGAAGTTGCGTCGAGGCATTTGCCAGGAGCGCCACCATTGTGGCATTGTCTTTGACGAAAGTTGGATCCGTAACTAGCGCGTTGATCTTATTGATCAGCGACTGGATGGCAGCTACTGTAGTTGTCAATATGCCCTCCTCAGGCGGTTGTGAGATTATAAATGGCGCTCATACCTAGTATCTCAAAGATAGCCCTGTCAGCATCGGCTGCTGGCCTCTGCGTGGCTTCTTGAAGACTGATAAAGTTAGCGTCCATTTCTTCGTTTGTTAGAGGTCCGCCCTTGACGGTAACTCCAGGGCCACCCGAAACTTGGCGTGTAGTAATGTCAACCATCAAGGGTGTCTCTTACTGCGCTGTAACTTTCCAGGTCACAGTAAGGGTATCAAGAGCACCCTTGTTGATGACCGGGAAGACAGTACGGCTGAGCATCACACCGGCAGACGCAGCGTTAAAAAGGCCAGCCTCAGTAACGGCACCGGTACCAACACCTGCACCAAACGTAGCAGCATACTGAACACTATCATTAGCGACATTTGTCGTAACAATTGTTGTACCAGTCAAAGCGGTGCGACCGAGTTCGGTACCGAGTCCGCTGTTAGCAGTAGCAGCAGCGACCGTTCCAGAACCGATAGCCATGTGCGACATTACAGTAGCCGTGGCATCTCTCATACGAGACGCAATGTACGACAGTCCAGTCGTGACAATCATGTTTTCAGCATGATGGGAGACAATCTGGCCGTTTGCGTCAGTGAGCGTTAGGGTCAAGGTACCCTTAAGCAGCATCTTTTCGTTAATCATAAAGTTTCCTTAGAAATAGGTGGTAGAACCGACGTAGTCGGGCTCTGTGTAATCAGCTGCAAAGTAATTAGAGATAGTGGCGGCAACAGCCTCAACCATCGCACTAACGTTATTTACAGAGATATTCATGGAAGCACTCACAGCTTCAATCAAGTCCGAGTTATCTACTAAAACTTTCTTGGCAGAATTCGCCAGGTTATCTTGTGAGCCAACTAGCTCAGAGATAACACTTTCAACCAATTTATTGAAATCTTCGCTGAGTGTTGTCAACTCAGTCTTTATCGTAGACACAGTAACGGTTCTAACTTCAACCCAACCAAAGCCATCCGTAGGTCTAAGACTGGCAGAGAATACTAAGGAATCATAGCCTGAAACACTGTCTTCTACTGGCCTAGAAACAGTCAAGTAAACGGGAGCCTGTATAACAACTGACTCAGCCATGACTCTGTCCAGATTATAGATCAGTGTTTCTGGATAGACAACGTAGTCTTGCGGTAGAATGTTGAAGTTTGCTTTGATGTAGACAATTTCAGCAAACCCAACAGGATAAATAAAGTCTTCAAAGTCTCGGCTGTAACCTTGTGACACCAAGACAACTTCCGAATATAGAAAGCTGTCTTGGGCAAGAACTGTAGAAATATCTCGCACTAATACTTCAGACGGGGCAAGAACGTCTTCTGGGTTCTTACCTATAACCTTCTCGTAGTACTCAACTGAGCCTACATAATCTTGTACGCCTTTGTTCGGAACTAGACTAACTAATTCCGACTGCGAGAAGGTATCCGTGATTTGATCGCGAATAAAGCCAACAGAGAGACCAATACTCTCTGACAAGCCATAGTAGTCCACAAGAAACTTACCGACTGAGGCTGTTTGCTCATCATCGATAGACGCTTCGCCGAGAATATCATCGGTTGCTGTGAAAAACTCAATAAGGGTGGCGCTAACATTAAAGCGTAGAGCTTCAGCCGGAATTAGTAGTTCGTTAACGCCCTTAGTCGGTACAATTGCAAACGTATCAAGGTAAGTGACGATTTCGAAAAATAATTTATGCGGTTGCAAGCTAATGCTAGCTGTCAGGATTGATGCGTCTTGCCTAGCTGTCAAGAAGCTCAAATACGTGTCACTTACAAAAGATGCTGTTTCCGCAATGACCTTTGTAAATGTAGCCGAGAAGCTATAGTACGCCTGTAAAGTGTCAACTCTAAGAGAAGCAATCTCAAAGCTAAACACCTCAACAGGTGTAGTTCTCTCGTAGTATTCAATGAACAAACCTTCACGCTGGTTTGCGTTATCAATATTCAGCTTGAGGCTAAGGTTACCAACAGCTGTATTCGTGAGCGCTGAGCCTGTGAGCGAAGCAGTAACTGGTTTAGCAGTCTTACTTGCTACAGGACTAGCTTTGGCTATCCTTGCAACAACGGAAGCAAAGGATAGTTTGATATCCACCCGCCTGACCATGATTACACATCCACTACTTCGTCAGTAGGGGAGTAATGTAACTCTACCATACCCCTGATAGGTTTCCAGGTACGCACAAAGATGCTATTGTTAGGCTCTTTTACGCGAAGCTCGAAGAAACCATAGGCTGGACTGTTGACGGTTGGTTTAACACTCCAGTCATCGCCAAGGCTGAGTGGGAACTGCAAGTTAACAATATTGAGCGCGGTTTCTTCCCACGCACTGTCAGTAACGGGTGGCTCTGCATTTACTCTTGCTGCTCCTGTGAGTAGCTTGTAATAAAGACCCATATACAACACAACATTTTCAAAGTTATACTGTTGAATAGGACTCCAAACACCTACAAAGTTAGGTCTACGAACACCTAAAGTGGTTTTAGCACCAAAGGGTCTTACGACAGAAGGTCTGTCAAGTTGACCTTCTAGATTGAAAGCTTCAATAACAACAGCCTCGAAGATGTAACCTTGCACCGTGGCGTCTGTCATGAAGTCTAAAAGAATAGGGTACTCTAGCTGCTCGCCTTTGACAAGTGACCAGAGCACAGAACCTGAGTCAGTGACTAGGTCATTAGAAGTAGCTGTAAGTTTTGCTCTAGCCATACTAGCCCTTAGGTTTTGTTGTAGAGTCGTTGCTTCAAGAGGTACCCTTCAAGTGGCCATAGCTTCTTAAAGGCGTCTTCGTAGGCATACGTCTCACCAACATGGCGATCATAGTTCTCGGGACTAGCGCAAGCACTCTCGCCAGTGACAGTAAAGCCGTTAGTGAGGGTGAGTACACAGATAGTCAAGAGATCATGGTGAAGGTAGGTTGACTTAGCGATGATGCTATGCAGATGGTCTTTAGTCACTCGTGGATGAGGCTGTTCTTCAACAAGGTTTAGAGTTAACTGATCAGTCATAATTCGATCTCGCTTGTAGCAGTTTACGCATTCTTGGCTTTCGGGCTTACCCGTTGTCATACTATAACGGAGCCGCCAAACATGCTCCGTAGGTTTCTCATGAGGTGTTGTAACTGTAGTTTTACAATTGTCACAGCCTACACATGATGCAGGGTACATACCACTTTCCTGATATTGGGTGTTCCCACACTGACATGTCCTCATTTAGTTTTGTCCACCTTATTGTCAAGTTTGTTTTCAATACGGTCTAAACGGGTAAACGTGTCATCTAGTCCACGCTCATGAGCTTTATGAGTTACATAGTTAGTGGCCAACAAGACCTCAAGCCCTGCAAGCTTATCTAGCTTCTCATTAAAAGTTCTGACAATATTGTCAAACTCCTCTTTCTTTTGGTAGTAAGTAGCAAGATTCAAAGCTACAACATCTACTTTGTCGTCTGCGTCCTTGACAGCAGTCTTCAGTTCTTTAAGATCGTCCGACAGACGCTTGAACATCCAACCAGCCAGCAAGCTAATGATACCATACGCAATATCAAGTAAGCCTTGAGCTTCCATTGTTGTCCTTTAAAAGCTAAAACCACGAGCGGCTCGCTTCTTGCTGTTCCTCACAGGATACAAGTACTCTACAGCATAGCGAATGCCATCTGAAAAGTGCTCAATACCTTCTTTCTTGTCAATTGTTGCTGTATCAGGATTGCTATCCACCCACTTAGTCCGCTCTAGAGATTGAATAACCCCTTCGCAGCGTGGATGAACAGTTATACTGATAGTTCCAGCCGCGTTCTTCAACTTAGCGTTGACAGCTTGCACTGAATCAATAATAGGAGGAGCCTTGTTATGCGCCAAGCAGCGTATCCCATAGTGCTCCAAAATATTGAAGTCGGTGACTCCCACTGCGGCACTGGTTTTACGAGCGCGTCCGGAAGGATCTGGATAGGCAATAATCTTGTGCCCTTTATACTTAGTGCTCAAGGCAATAGCGAGAGTCTCCGTATCTGGATGACCCTTCATCTGATCAATTATCTCAATCTTGTTTCCTCGAACGGCAAAGAGAGTTGTTGCTTGGATACCAACGTTGAAGTCGATAGCCGCATGAACTACTTCGCCTTGTTGACCGTCTTCGGGAAGAAAGAAATCCTCGATCTCTCTGTTAACGTGGTCTTTCCGACTAAACATGTAGAACACGTTATTACCTGAGTCTTCGAAAGAGGCTAAGTACTCAGATGCAAACTCAATAGGATCAATGTCCTGCTGAATTTTCTTGATCTCGTTTACGTCTAGGTATGGGGATGAGTGATAATCGAAGTGATAAGACTTCCAGTCGTCGTTCTTATCCTGCTTGTTAAATAGCTCGTAAAAGAAATTGTATCCCTTAGGTGTGCTAATCATCAAGGCCCTACCAGAGTGCTTAGAACCATAGGCTTTGGCACGTTCTGGGGACCAGCGAGTCACGATACACGGTTGAATAATCGACTGCCAAGCTTCTTTAGGATTCAGCCCCTTCTTACATGAAGAGACCTCATCCCACACTACAAAGTAGGCACCTTTACCACGCATACGCTCAATTGACTCATAAGAAATAAGTCGTAGTTCAATGTTATTCTCAAATATGAATCGGCCTTCACTCATGGACGACTTTATTGCATATGCCTCTAGCCCAAGCTCATAAGCAAGCAAGGGATAATAGATCTCAGTGACTTGGTCGTAGGTGGGTGCAATGACGTATACCGTCTTATGGGGCACCCAGGGTGCTAACTCCATTAATTCAAAGATAGCTGTTGTGGCAGCAACTCCGGCCTCATAGCTCTTACCCCACCCTCGCGAACAACACACTACACCATATTTCATCACGTTATTGATGAACATGTCTTCGTAGACTTCAGACTGTCCTGGATGAAGCTCAATAGCCATCACTCAACCCACGGAGGGCTAGTGTCTTCAGCAACGGTATCAGTATCGAATGTGAGAGTAGCTGTCTTAACGAACTTTTCTTTGCAAGGGAGTCTAATAGGCTTTTTGCTGAGTTCTTCTTTAAGTTGTTCAAAAGTGCTCTTACTTACGCTGTCCACGGGATAAAAGACGCAATCAATCGTAAGAGCGGTATCTACACCCATTTCCAGACTAAAACTTTTCGTGTTAGTGGGTAGCCCGTACTCTTCTTCAAGAAATTCTAAGAGCTTCTTGCCCTTCTCAGTCTGGAAGGTTATCATGTGGTTCCTCAAAATCTGTAGGATTGATTACGTGAGTAGCACCTTTCTTTGTCAAGTTGATGATCATTGGTGTCTTCTGCAGGGTCTCTAAGACCGTGGTTTCTGGGACACGCCCATAACCATACCTCAGCAGCTTGTCAGCAATGCCAGTCAACTTATCATAGATGGCTAAATGGTATTCAGCGTTGTAAGAACGCTCCTTTATACCGTCTGCTAGAAATTCTTTAATAACTCCATCACGACGGCCTTCTTGATACAACAGCTCGCCTTGAAGTGCACGATACTGGTCTACTAGCTCTTGGATAGGATCAAAGCCTAGCATTGCGAGCCGTTGTTTAGCTTTGACTCCTCCAGCAGCATGTCTAGCACTAGCTGTTAAGCCGCCACTAGGATGCGGTTGAACTGTCAATTAATAATTCCTTTCTCGTGAACCTCTCGACGATCGGCGCTACTATGCACCCAGACGGAAGGCTCTAAGATGTCTTGTTTAGGTGAACACCAACAGAGAACACTATCATCATGCTCACGGAGATCGTTAAGCGGTATAACATGAATGTTCTCGTCAGTAGGCATAGGTCTTGACACCCAGTTAAAACCCAGAGGCTTCTTTACTCGATACAACTTTACCACCACTGTTAAAGAACATGGTTCTACCACGTTTGTTTACTTTGGCTTTATAGCCACTGATCAAGGAATACGCCTCACCATTTTCCAGAACAACTCTTTCCAAACTGACCTGGGGCTTATCAATAGACACCTTGATAGACGTATCAAAGTACGCAGTATTTCTTGTTGACAATTCTACGTCAGGATAGCTCTTTGTACGAGAAAACAGCAGTTTAAGCCACAGAGCTAATTTCTTAAGCGTATTCATTTTATTCGCTTTCAATGAGGTACCTCTCCGGTAACGGACTTGGTACACAGGGATTAGTAAAAACACTACCCCAAAAGACCTCCAACAGTTTCTAGCACTTAGTATGCTTTCACTGCAAGTAACTCGAGGACGTACTGCCACAAAGAGTATATTAAATATATCTTTTAGGAATAGTTATAGACGTTTACGTCTCTTGGTCGAGAACGATGACGACGATACTCGACTAAGCAAGAGCGATAGCCTTAGCATCTAGTATCGGCTTTCGTCTATAGATAGGAGTGGGGAGTGACCTCTGGGGAAACCTCTTTGGGTTAATTTAACGGGGTTAAGCTAAGACCATTGTACGTTAGCTAATCTACGCTCATAAGTAGGCCATAGACGCTACCTAGTTTGCTCATAGGTAAATAACTGCTGGTGTATTGCCGTAGTAAATCTGATCTTCTAAAGCTTTTCTCTCACTTGTAGTGAGTTGTTGCATAGCTCTCTTACTGAGAAAGACTTTTTTAAACTTTACTCCACGAAGTCTATCTAGCGAGTCACCAGCAACAAAAGCTACTAAGAATTTGTCAGTAGTGTGTCGCATATTATTGTCAAAGCCACTTCTTTTAGCTTCAGCGTACGATGTAAGTAAAACAAGATCGACCATAATAAAACCAAAAAATAAAGGGATGATCCCCTCAATGACGCCCAGTTAAGGATGTCATTGAGGGGTGGGTTAATCTCTGATAACTTCTTTTGCTACATTATGATTTTGACAACCACAATGAATGCACATGAAGATAGCAGCTGGGTCTCTAGATTTCATGAAGGTCCTAGTAGGCTCTCCATTACGGTAGTCTGAGTTGTAGTGGGGTGGTAGAGTGATTACTTGCTTTTGATCGGGTTCTAGCTCTACCAGAATGTATTTAACTTCTTCTTTTTTAGGTACTGTTATCGCTTTAGGTATTGTTATCGCTTTAGGTACTGCTATCGCTTTAGGGCCAGGAGGGAGGAACATTAAGTAGCCTCTCGGTTGAGTGCCTTCAAGTTCATATCAGTTAACTCTTTCAGGTTTTAAGTACGTTGCAAGTTGGAAGTCTACATCAGCCAGGCCACGCAAGCTTGCAAGGAGTACTTCTCTACACTCTTCTACTGCAAGGACTTTCTCTGCTACTTCTGTCAAAGCTTTCTTATCTTTTTTGCCGCAAGCGTAGATGAATTCTTCAATGACATCATCGTATGCTATCACTAAACCATCCCTCAAAACAAATATTGCGGGAGTAAAGACTTGAGGGATGCTAGTGTAGGCGTCCTCTACTTCCTTTATGAAATTTGCTTGCATTTCCTTAATAGTGCTTAGACTCAACACTACTTCTTGCGTTTCTTGGACTGGTTTGTAAACCTCTGCATCCTGCGCTCTGAGACGCTTGACCATAGCTGAAACAAACTGAGGGCTGTAAACTGTTTCATTGCAGTCACAGGTCTGAGAGCGGCAGTGGAACAGCCCAGCCTTACAGCCAGGATAATCCGCTTTTTCTTGAGCGGCATGGGCTATTTCAAAGAGTTCTTTGTCTCTTTTTGTGAACTTGCGCTCCGTAAAGTAGGTTTCAAGCCAGGTATAAATAAAGTTTACGAAATGTCTCAATTGATGGCCTCGTATGTTGCTCTGAAGATTTCAGTTTTACAGGGGTAGAACTCTCCAGCAACACCACGAATGATGTAGTCACCAATGTTGGCTATCATTACGCCTTCAAGAGTGGTGATTTTAATCATGCCATTTGCTACTTCTCTTGCTGAACTACCAACAAAGCCTACAACTCTATAGCCATTTTCAGCTGTCAGTCGAATCGCGTGAATCACTACAGGAAGTTTTCTGTAAGTCTTAATCATGTGTTAGCCTTTTTCTTGTGTACTGCTTGTTAACAGCAGCCATAGGAAGCTCAATCGAGGTCTTGTCAGTCATCGTTCTTGGCTCCTGTCACGACGACCGCAGTCTGATAGTTGGCAAGTCTTCTCGCTTCGAGGCGGGCAGATGCAACCCTTCGAAGGCGGCGACGTTTTCCAAAGTGGCGCGCTCGGGGCAGGCCACCTAAGAGGATCGAAAGGGTTTCTCACTCTGAGCCCTCTCTATCCGCTTGACTTTGGGTCTGCATGGTCATGGTTGATCTCAATCAAAGTTCTCATCGACATTACCGGACTCCTTATGAATGATGTCGTAGGCACGGGTCAGGGCGGCGTGGGTATACTTCAATGCCTCCCTCGAACCCCGTAGCTCGGCAATTAGAGCCGGGAGGGCGTTGACGGCTTCGACGATCAAAGTGGCGTTGGCGCGATCAATATCATCTCCCCACGGCCCCCCGCATCCGGGATCATTGTCGAGCACAAGGATGCCCGGCGAGAGGGTCCGCATTAAAATGCCGCACGTGGTGTCTTCGCACCATTCCCACTTCCCCGCCGTCGCCTTCAAGAGCAGTTCATCCAGCCGGTCGAGGTCGAAGGGGGCAGTCATTGAAGACCCCAGAGGACTTCACTGCTCAGTGCATCGGTGATCTTGAGCGTGCCGGGATTGCATTCTGCATGGGCGGACAGGTCGTCGTAGAGCGGCAGTTCCAGAAGATAGAAGAAGCCATCGCGGTGAAAAATCACTGGCCGCATAGGTCCGCGCTCGTGTTTGAGGGGTGTCTGTTCACTGGTCATTGGTTAGGTTCCTTGTCTGAGGCTGTTGTGATCTCCGCATCCAGCGCGCTGAAAAGTGCATCAACTTGACGCTGATAAGCGGCGTGGTTTTCAGCAGCTGTAACGGCAACATTGGCGGCGGTATAGGCGGTGGTACTTCCGGCAGCGAAGGCGGTTGCACTGGCGGTGATATAGGCGGCATAGGCAGCATAAGCAGCATAGGCGGTTGCACTGGCGGTGGCATGAGCAGCGGCGTAGGTGGCAACATTGGCGGTGGCTAACTTACCCTCGCCTCTCAATGCCGCCAGCACCATCTCGCAAGCATCGCGGACTTGCGTAAACCATACTGGTCTTGGCTGCGGGCAAACACTTTCAGCTTCAGCCAACGCATCACTAATACAGTGTGAGAGGAATGCAACGCGAACTCGCTCCCATGCTTCAAGGTCTAAGACTGACCACAGCTTTGCGCGCTCTCCCAAGCCAATGAAAAACGGGACGACCTGATCGGCTGCGATACCGTCGTACAGCGTTGGGATCAGTTGCGCTAGCCAGTCTGGCATATACTCAGCAGGGCAATCTTCGGGGCTCTTGATGTTCGGACTAAATGCGGCGAGGGCGCGGACAAGCTCCTTGCCGTTGCGGACTTCGCGCCACTCACGCTGGATAGCGCGGCCTTCAAGAAAGGCTGCGATAACGCGGTCTGCTACCTCTTCGGGGACTGCATAGGTCATTGGTTGGGTTCCTTGTTAATGATGTTACGGCGCTGATAGAATTCTAAGCATTACTGCTGTGAAAAGTTTCTTCAATCTCTGCCATTGTTTCACTGAGAAAACTTTTACAGTCCTTGGTTAAAACGGAAGGTCGTCGGCGATATCATACGTTACAGGAGTAAGTAGTAAAGCCCTGTCTTCCATACGAGTTGATATGAAAGTAGTGCAGCTGTATAAGTCGCCTGCAAAAAGAAAGTTACTGGACGTACCTAGCGTTGGTGAGTTTTCCCAAACGACATAGCCACCGTGCTCAGCACTGCATAGGGTTAGTTCTCTGTATCTAGTCAAAGGGAATCTCCAAGCTTAGTGGTTTCATTGTAGGAATAGGAAAAGGATACTTTACTACTTTTTCTGCAAAGCGCTCTCGAATGTAGTTCAGGCTCTCTTCTAGGCCCCCAGTAAAGGTAACAGTGATTGAACCGTCTACCTGCTGAACGACAAAAACACCGTCCTTCAGGTGAGACATCGATAGCTCAGTAGTCGTAAGTGAGGTAGCCAAAGGTTTTGTCATCTAGTTCGCTCCAGATTGATGCTTCAAGCATATTACGCTCATGGACGTCATTATAGGTCATTGCTTCCGTAACCGATTTTGCACTGTCTCGCATCCGCAAGGCAGCTTCTGCACGATCCGTATACACTTTAGAGATACTGTGTTGGGTGACAACAGGTACACGTAAGCGTTTTTCTATTTCAGCTAGGGCCCTTGCTTCTTCATGGCTGATTACCCTCTTGACAGTGTTCCTTTGGATCTTGACAAGCATCTCAGCAAGTTCATAGTTAGTCATTTGAGTTTCACTTTTCTTCGGGGTGATGATTGACTTGCTCTGTAGGCACGTACAACGGGCACTAAGCCCTCTGAGATAGTGGTGAACTTAGTACCTGTTTTGTGGGTAATGGTCTCTACTCTGCCGTCAACGAGGATGGAGTGTAGCTGCGTCCGGGACGTATTCTGCAAGAGCTGTATCTTCTGATTCAGACACCACTTCACAAAAGCTGGAACGTCGTTTAGTGGCAGCAGGTTCATAGATGTTCTCAATAAAAAGGGTCATTTCCTCAGCAATATCTTTTGCTAAGACGAGGGTGGGTTCGTAGATCATGTATTCACCCTTTGTCTCTCCGGGTGCCTGGGTGTACTTTCGTCTAAGAATCACTCTCAAATGCCTTTCGATTAGCTCGCTTAGCATTATGCTCTTCCTTTCTTTGTTGATAAAACTTTTCTACTAGTGGGTTCAGACGAGAGTTTGTGACTAACTGCACATCTACGGCGCTAGGTCTCATGTGAATGTGTCTGTCACGATCACCAATACGAACACTTGCTGTGTCATACTCAGCTTTCCCCCTAGTAGTGACGTAGCCGTTATGGTTACACCAGTTCAAAAAAGCATCTAAATGCTTACGTTTTAGTATCTTCACATTCTTGTTCCAAGCACTGATGGTATAACACATTCCAGATAGAAGTAATAATAGCGGCCAGGTCAGGACTCTTAGGGCTTGTACCAATTAGTGCGATTGTAGCCCCTGTTTTAGTAGACTTTATGAACTCTAGAGGTAACGGACCATCTTGGTTGAAAGACTTTTTTGTCTGCAAGAGTATTTGTCTATAAATATTGACGTGATCTTCAACGTCAAGTCTTTCGGTTGTGCACCACTCACCTTCGCCAAGTTTCAGAACTAGCTTCACAATATTCTCGGGTAACTCAATATGTGTCATGTTGTACTCTCGATCTGATGTGTGGACTCAAGTGTTCGTACTGCTGTTTTGCAGTTTTGAAACGATTATGAAATGCGACTTTCGTAACAGGACACTGTGTTGCCCTGGCTTTTGTCATAAAGAACTGACCGATTGGTGCAAGATCGCCGTAAAAGACGTATGATAAACTGACACCGCTTATCGCGTAAGACACAAAGATGCCACGCACTTCTTCACGACGTACAATACGGCTGTTTATAAGAAAGTCTATACTGTTCGCTATTAAGAAGTTTACAAAGGCAGCTTCTAGGGTCCTAGCAAACTTGCCACCTTTCCCAAGGTGTATTTTCAAGTAGCCATTCTTGTAGCTAGTTACAGGAACGTTGTACCTTACAGTGATGTCAGGATTTCCGTTCTTACCGTACAGACGGTACGTTCCATCAATAGTCTTGCTATTGTCATGCTCTGAACGACGTCGAACTTGCGCGTCGCTGTTAGTAAGTAATTCTCTATAATCAAACACCATGCCTTGATTCCTGTTAAAAAGGGTGGCCTGTTAAAGCCACCCTTGAGATTTATTTGCTGAATTTCTTGATGAGCGTAGCTTTAGCTTCGTCAATCATAGATCGATCAGGTTCTTCTACTGGAGAGATGTCAACAAGACCGTCGCTAGCAGAAGCATCGTCAACAGGCGTCTGAGCTAGGACCTCTACCGAGTTCATCTGGATGTAACGTTGAGTAGCTTCAGCAAGAATAGCGTTGACTTGCTCTGTACGAGCTGGATTTTCGCTGCTAGCAAGGAAATGTGTAAGCTCTTCACAGTAAGACTTGAGTTGAACGCCCTCTTCACGAGCGTAATTATCATATAGCCGGTAAACCTTGAACGATTGATCAAAAGTGAGATCAGAGGCATCACGGAGGTAGGTCTGGAAGACAGGAATAATCATTTATTTTCTTTCAGGTAGTTAACGAGGCCTTCGTAGCCTCCAGGGACGTAGGTGCCGTCAATGATGCACTGAGGCATGGTTTTGAACTCAAGGAACGCTGCAATGTAAAATACAGTGTCACTGTCGTCAATATTTAAAGACAAAAAGCTTATGTTATTGCTATTTAACAACGTTTTAGCTTTGTCACACCAGTTACACTTGTCTTTGGTAAAGAGGATTACCTTACTCGGGCGCATCTTGCAGTGGCTCCTTTGAATGCAAGACCCCATTTGAGTCTTGTCTCGAACAGTTCTTCTTCGGCCATGCGTATTACAAACTCGCTATAGACTGCTGCAATAACCGCAATAGCAACTTCGGGTGTAGTGTTTGTATAACCAAGTATCAAGTTTGTGGCCATCTTAGTATATCGACGGCTGTCTCTGCTATTTACTGCCAGTATTCCAATGATGTTCTCTTGTGTTGACGTTGGGAGAGAATCCCAAACCAACTGCGGATTAGATTTCGCTTGCAGCATCTTCAGCTTTCTCTAGGGACGCAAACGCGTCGTCTAAGTGTTTGGTTACTTTTCGAAGTTTTGTTTTAGTTTCACCTGAAGCTAAATCTCGGGCATTTATCGCCTGATAAAAGAGTTCTTCAGTGACGTCTGCCGTGTTAGTTAGCGCTTCTTTCAAACTCAACTAGTCCCTCCAATCGAGCACGAGTGGCTTCTGCAAACTCGTCTACAGGCTTCAACACAGACTCTAGACTTACCCCTGCGTCAGCAATTACTTCGTGTGGACTGTTACCATAAACACACAAAATAAAAGACGTGAGGTTCCCTTTTCTGAGGAAAATTTGGTCTTCGTCTTCAGCGAACAGCTCTGCAACGATAGCGTCGTAGTCTTTTGACCAGTTTTCGCTGCGTTGAATAAGGATTTCATATCCACTAGCAAGTAGCACGTTAATCGCCATTAAGACGACGTTCTTTTCTGCTTCTTGATTCGTCATAGCTCTTCCTTGACTACTGTGATGTTAGGGAGTTTTGTGAACGCGATCTCCAGCATGCTGACATAAAAGTCTAGCTCCGCTGCTAACTCTGTCTCGTAGCGACCCGCTGTTGGCGGTTGTAGTGTGAAAGTTTGATGCCCGATACTAAATTCAACGCAGCTCGGAGGCCTTCCTGCTTTTCTAATATAAATAGTGTCTATCATAGTAATCCTTTGGCGCACTCTACAGGGCTCGAATCTGTGACCTACTGGTTAGAAGTCAGTTGCTCTATCCGGCTGAGCTAAGAGTGCTGTTGCTAAATTTCTAGCTTACTGTCGTCCCATTGAATAATCACCGACTGGACACGTGCTATGTCTACTTTTC